CCATATGATTTTCTATAATAACACTAACATCATCTATAAATTTCCCAGGACACTTAAGGCGTTCTAGAATTTCCTTTGCCAGTTTTGCACCCTCTTTTTCATGACCTATAAATCTCCAGGACCCATCTTCTTTAGTTTCGTGGCAATAATATTTAGCCAAGTCATGAAGAAGTGCTGCTGTCCGAATAGTTAAGTCAGGGGGAGTATTTTCTAGGACTTTAAGGGTATGTTCAGTGAGGTCTAAGTTATGATACTTTGAGTGTTGATCCATACCCCAAGAAGCATCTAATACTGGGATGATATAAGTTAGTAGGTTATATTTGTGAAGATCTCTAATAGCCTGTCCCGGATTATTACACACCAATATTTTAGAGAATTCACCCCACACTCTTTCCATGGAGAGTTTATAATACTCAGTATAATCCGTAATACATTCTAGTGTTTCAGGGGCTATAGTAAATTCTTTCTGATAAGCGAATCTAAAAGCCCTGAGCATACGGAGAGGATCATCGCGGAAAGTATCTTCTCCTGGAATTGGTGTTCTTAATATTTTATTTCTTAGATCATCCAGGCCCTTTTTTGTTGGATCGAGGATAACGCCGGAAACAACATCCTGATAGAGGGCATTGCAGCAGAAATCACGTCGCAAAGCATCTTCCATGATTCCTCCGGCGTAAGAAACTTGATCCGGTTTTCTAGGGCCGTTTTTATAAGTTTCGGTTCTAGGCATAACACATTCAACCTGTTCCCCTAAGAGATTGAATTTAGCCGTACCATAAGTTGGAAATATTGTAAAACCCGAGCAGACATTAGACCAGTTTTTCTTAAGGTAGTCTGTAAAAATAGTAGCTCCGTCTTTCAAGTCTACTACAAGATCATAGTCTTTAGGTTCATTTCCAAGGAGCATATCCCTAACACAACCACCGACATAATATACTTTAGCTTTTCCCCAAGTTTCTATTATATTTTTGAGTAATTCTTTGTTCATTTTTTTTTGTTTATTTTCTCTAATATTTCTTTTCCTTTAAGATAAATAGATACTTCGGGGGTTTGTCCGAATAACTTTTTATCTATGCGAAGTGAAGGTTCAGTATAGACGTGGTTCATTTTGTCTTTAGTAGAAGATACTATTTCTCGTATGATATCTTTTGTAATGTGTTTTTTTGGAATATTTGCTACAGGAGTTCTTATGAGTAAATAGCTATCATCTTCATCTGGCATTATTCTGCTAAAAATATCAGAATCCACCCCAAATTTAATAAGATCCTGTTTTTTTCCGAATATATAAACAAAATCCGGTTCGAATACGTTTGATGATTTAATTATAAAAAAAATTAATCCATTTTGTTTGTAATCATCATAAAGTAAAGTATCCATTTATATATAAGGCAATAATCCCCCTCATACCCTTATAATTGTTATGATAGAAGAAAAGAAATTATATAGTTTAAAAGATGTATGTATTATTCCCACTCCGACTACAACAATAGAGAGTAGATCTGAGTGTGATTGTATGGTTCCTGATATAACTAGTTTTAAAAGGTATCTTCCTTTAGTAACGGCTCCTATGTCTTGTGTACTATATGAAAATAACTATAAATTTTTTGAAGAGAATAGGATTTCAGTAGTTATCCCAAGAACTGTACCATTTGAAACTAGACTTGAATTAATGCATGATTATTTTTGTGCCTTTGGTATGGATGAGTGTGGAGAAATCTTAAAAAAATATAGTTATGTTGATTCCGCCAATATTTGTATAGATGTAGCCAATGGTCATATGCTCTCACAGATTGAACTTGGGGTATCGCTTAAAAAACATCTTAAGGGTTATAGCAATGATGGTAGAGAAATTAAGATAATGGGTGGAAACATAGCTAATCCAGAAACTTATAAGATGTATGATGATGCTGGGTTTGATTATGTTCGTGTAGGAATTGGCTCTGGACAGGGGTGCCTAAGTTCTACACAGTTAGGGGTACATTGTCCTATGGCATCACTACTCGACGGAATAAATACCATCCGGAAAGACTATAAAAAATCTAGAAAGACAAAAGACAAGGGAAAATGTAAAGTTATAGCCGATGGAGGAATGACAGGATATTCAGACATTATAAAAGCAATAGCCCTCGGAGCAGATTATGTAATGTGTGGAATGTTATTCTCCAAAGCAGCTACCGGAGAAGAAAAAATAGGGGATAGTATTGAGTATTATGGTATGTCTACAAAACGAGCTCAACAAGAAATGGGTAAGACGATTTTAAAAACCTCAGAGGGTAAGTTTTTGAATCTTACTAAGGAATATACTCTCTCAGGATGGGTTGATAATTTTAGTTCTTACCTACGATCCGCCATGTCTTATTGTAATGCTAGAACCCTGGAAGAATTTAGGGAGAGGGCTAAGCTGCAGGTTATTAGCAATGAAATGATACGAATTATAAATGACAAGTGAAAATGACTATGAGATTGGTGAAAGATTAAATAATGAATCTCCATATTTTGAAATAATTGTATCGTTTTCATTTTGTGGAAGAGCAACTATTCACCATAAAAGATTTAGTTATAATACTAATGAGTTATCTATTAATGATATTTTAGGTACTATTTTGTATTATCTGAAATATGGGAACGATAAACAATTAGAAAATAAGGATATAGGATCCCATGTAACTAAATTTCTAGAGGAGCTTGATTTAATATATGATGATGTTGATTGTGAAATAGATGATGTATGTGTTTTTTATGTAGATCGTTTATTTTGCAGACATATTGTTAAGTTTCCAACTAATCTAGATATAAATATAGTTATTGAAAAAATAAAAAATTATATAAATGCAAATAACTGAAGAACTTTGGAACAAAACTGCCTTTGAATTTAACAACTTCAAGTCTGATGCTTGGTCAATAGATCATTCAAATATAGATAGGGTTTTGTTTTATTATAAAGCCATACTAAGAAGGATAACTAAGAAGGAAGCATTCATAGTTTTTCCGGGTTTTCTTGGGAGCTATGATAAAGATATTGATATTAAGTCTGATATTCAAATAAGAGAGAAGTTTAATTTTGATAAACTGGCTAATGAATTCTTTAGTAGTGCTGATTTTTTAGATCGACACAATCTAACGCCAGCATTTAAGTGTATAGTACCGAATTTAGAAGAGTCTACAGAATCTGAAGAGGAAGAAGTATTTAATGATTGTCTTGTAAACAATAAAACCTCAAATGGTCCAGAGATAATTCCTAATATAACCTATACTACTGCTCCAATATTTTTATTTGGGAATGATTTAGTAGCTGTATTGAGTTATGGCCGTTTTAATGGTTATATTCCTTCTGTATTTTTATTCACAGAAGATTCGGCTCAGGAAGTTTGTAGTATATATAATGAGTATTCCCAATTAATTAAGTTCCCTAAGACTGAGGGAAATAGTTCTAATGAAATTACTATGGGAATTGGAGTAGTCTCATACTCAAGACTAACATTTGCCCAACGTAATATATCATTGCGATATCAGATAATTCCGGATGAAATTTATAATTCTGATTTTCCAGAACAAGAGATAGATAGATTTATAGGAAATGATGAGGGAGGAATTGGAATATTTTATGGTCCTCCGGGATGTGGAAAAAGCACTTGTATAAAACATCTAGCTAAAAAATTTCCAAATAAAAGATTTAACATATTATCACAAGATCTTCTCTTTAGTCATCTGGTAGAACTAAGAAATTATTTACTCTTAGAGGATAAAGGTTGTGGATCTTCTATTTACATAATAGAGGATTGTGAAAAACTTATAGTCTCTAGAGAAACGAAAGAAAATATAAGTTCTTCTATATTATCAGAGCTCCTTAATATGAGTGATGGAATATTAGGAGATTACTTCAACATAAAATTCATATTAACTTTTAATACAAAGATCCCGAATGTAGACACTGCATTACTTAGAAAAGGACGATTAAAAATTAATTATGAGTTTAAACCATTATGTGGAGATAGATTAGAACTATTGGCTAAGAAACAAGGAATAGTTCTAACAGAGGAAACCCGAAAACAAGGTATGTCTTTAGCTGATATTTTTAACAGTAGCGTCGTAGATTTTTCAAGTGAGAATCCGAATCATCACATTGGGTTTAAAAAATAAATAAAAAAAAATAGATTAGAATTAATTCTAGTCTATTTTATTTTTCACATCCAAATTCTCCAAGGCCCAGTTCTCTAGCGCATCTTATTAAGGCGGATTTTACCTGGACATTTGGAGTTATGCAGGGATTCTCTTTTCGTAGTTCCCAATTTATATTTGGATATACAGTTCTAATATAATCTACCACTCCCTGGCTCCTACTCTTTCCTGCTCTACAATGAACATATATATTACGTCCTTCTTTTACCTGCCTATCAATAAAAAGCGCTAAATCATGGGCCTGAGGTTGAGATAAACCGGTGAATGTAGTATTATTATAACATTCTGTTTCATTGTTTATATCATCAAAGGTTGCATTAAATACAGTATCACTTTCTTGAAGGGGATGTGGTTCATTTCTTTTATAATAGTTTTGACAATCTTGTGTCTCAACTATTGAAATAGCCGCAGTATCTTTAGGGAGTGGAAGGGAATTTATAAAGTCCAATCTATTGAAACAATATAATTTTAAATTTTTCATAATTATTTATAAGGGTTTAATACCTTATACTTGTAATATGGGAGAGAATAAGGCTTTCATATTACAATGGTATAAAAAATAAATAAATAAATAAAATTATGGTTCACTATTTTTTTAATTTAGTAACAAAAAAAGGAAAAACAAAAATTAAACCAGTAGATGGTCAGCTTAAGGGTATAAACAAGATAGATTCATCTCTCAGTGTAACCTGTAGGAACATAAAGTCGATAATTAATCCTTCGATTCCGGTTTATTTTAGTAATGATATTTTTTTATCAGCCACTACTAAATACTATACGGTAAAAGGATTTACGCCACTTACAGATGAATATCCAGAAATTATGAATGAATATAATTCTCTTGTAGGCAAACCGACAGAAAAAGAGAAAGTTGAGGAGAAGACAAAAGGATCAATACCCTGTTTTTATGAGCGTCTATCTACTGACCCAGAATTAATTCCTCCGTCATCTGAAGAAGATGGATTTTATATAACCACAAATGATTGGGGAATATTGTCAAGAAATGTAAAAAAACATATAAACACATTAATTCTGGGACCTGCTGGTTGTGGAAAAACCAGTTGTATTAAAATTTTAGCTGAAAGACAAGGACTAGCTTTACATACATTTGATATGGGAAGTATGATAGATCCTGTATCGTCTTTGCTTGGAGTTCATAGATTAGAAGCTGGTGCTAGCATTTTTGACTATGCTAAGTTTACTAGAGTTATTCAAGAACCAGGTATTATCCTATTAGATGAGTTGAGTAGGGCCCCACAGTCCGCTATGAATATACTACTTCCTTGCCTTGATGACAGAAGGAAGTTAAGTATTGAAATAGCTTGTGGAAAGGGTGTAAGAGAAATTAATGTTCACCCTGAAGTCACGTTTATCGCTACAGCAAATATTGGGGTAGAGTATTGTGGAACGAATTCACTAGATCGAGCTCTAGTTAATAGATTTTTTATGTTAGAACTCGGTTATATTCCCCAAGAAGAAGAGGTTGCTGTTTTAGTAAAAAGAACTGGGGTGAGCTCGAATGTCTCAGAATCAATTGTTAAGATTGCTAATAATATTAGAAATCTTTATTCTAAGTCTGAGATATCTATTAGCCCATCAATCAGAGAAACTCTCGCCATTGCTGACCTCGTGTGTGATGGTTGGCCACTATCAGATGCAATGCAGGTAGTACTATTACCTCTTTTTGAGGGTACTAAGAATGAAGGCGAAAGAGGAGTTATTTATAAAACTTTAATAAGCTATTAGTAAATGAAAGATCTACCTTTAGGTATATATGATTCTTATGATAAAGAAAATCCTGGTCGATCAAAAGACTTGGGTATGGGTTGGTGGAGTAGAAAATCTTATAAATCCAGGGTTGGATTTGATAGCTCTACTCTATATGAGTTTACTAGTCATTCTTATAGTAGCTATTTAAATTCCTTTACCAACCCAGGTGATTTATCTAAAGTACGAGAAGTCTTATTATCCGCAAATAAATTGATACGGGAAATATTGGTTATTTTAGATTTTCCATTTAAAATCTCAATTTGTTTTTCTACGGATAAATTTAATAAATTTTCTAAAAGCTATTCCAGTAAGGAAAGCAGTAATATTAGAAAATTATTTCTCAGCACAACCTGTTTGGATGATGAAAAAGAATCTGATTCGAAAAAAATAGATGTCTTATGTGGTAATGGTGTACATGAATCTGCTCACTTAAGATACTCTGAATTAAGGGTATTTCAAGAGTTTAAGGAACACATTTTACCTAATGAGATACAAAAGTTCATTGCTGATTGCCCTAATTTTAAATCTGATGGCGTTTATAAACAGAGATTACAGGAATTTGTTATACTATTAGTCGATTTAGTAGAAGACGAGAGAGTTGAGAATAAGTTATTAGAAGAACGACCTGGTTATTCTACTTATATTTTATCAAAAAAAGATTGGGATCATTCTCATAGTATTATAAAAAATGTAAAGGGATTTGATAAACCTGAAGATATTTTTTATAATATTGTTAGATTTATCAGATTTAAAAGTGGAATTTCTGAAAAGGATATACCCAGTGAACATTCTAAAATATTTGAAGATGTATATAGACTAGTAGAACCAATTTATACAGATCATAATGTAAATACTAAAGATTCCTGTACTATTGGGTTAAACTTAGCAAAATTAATCATTACTACATTATCACTAGATCATTCTAGTTGTAGCAGAATTATCAATAATAACAATTATTGTTCTGGTTTTTATTCTGGAGTAGATGGAGATGTTGATAATATATCGTCGAAAGGTACTATGACTGATTTAGTTGACACTATGTGGCTGTCAATATTTGAAGATGTTTGTGACGGTATTACTGAGTTTGATGGAGAAACAGTAATTTCTCATCCATCAAAACAACAACTCTCTTTAGCCGAACCTGAATATATTAAGATAAAAACAAATATATTACCATATGTTCCATCGATTAGAAAATTATTAATACTTCAAAATAAAGATTATGATTTTGTAGTCCATGGATGCCGCTCTGGTATACTAGATACAACAAAATTAGCTGAGGCCTATCAAGGTGTTCCTCAAGTCTACAAAAGAACCGGTCATGTAATTACGAATAAGGTATCTATCTGTATTTTAGTAGATGAGTCTGGTTCTATGAAGAGGGATGAGAAATATAAAACCGCTAGACGAGCAGCAGTTTTATTAAATGAGGCACTAAGTGGTGTTCCTGGAGTGAGTCTATATATTTATGGTCATTCTGCAGATTATGTAGAAAGCGCCTCTAAGGTAGATCCAAAGATATCTAGTCGCTTCAGTCAAGCTTGCTATGCTCCTTTACAAGGTTCCGTCAGTCTTACTGTCTACAAGGAACCAAAAGATAGGAATCACTGTAGTAGCTTCTATGGATTGTCTCTCATCTCTCCTAAATATGAAAATCGAGATGGAGATGCTATATTGGCGGCTATTAAGAGAATAAGAAAAGTTGATAGCAATTACTGTTTGATGTTTGTTATATCAGATGGAGTACCCTGTGCAATAGACTATGATGGTATACCAGCAATAGAAGATACTAAAAGAAAAATAAAAGAAGCAGAGACTAAATTTAATACTAGTATAGTAGGTATTTGTATTGATAGCTATAATATAGATGAGATATATTCGAAATCTATAGATCTTTCAAGTGATCTATCTGAATTTCCACAGAAACTTGGAAAGATTATAAAAAAAGCTATTCTATCTAATAGAAAGGATAATACAATTATAACCTAAAATCCTTATATATGAGCATTGTCTGGCTTAATAATTAATAAAATAAATTAGTAAAATCTACTAATTAATTAATTATAATTTTATAAATTATAATATGTATGATAAATACAAAAGCTTATTTTGGGCATTATAATAATTATATTCACTTTTATAATCCCGGTAAAGATAAACTTGAGTTCAACCTTCTAGACAATGCTTTAATCTCCATAGAGATCAACACACTTTTACGCAGTTATGGGGATAAGGGCACTAAAGATGTCTACTAAGATGTTGCGAGTGGCTGAAATATGCCAGGAGTATGGGTGTCAAAGCCTGAATCACTTAATAGCAACAAAATGAAGACAACAACAACTACATTTATCGTTTCTTTAAGTTTAGCAATAACAGGAATTATATTCCTTCTATTAAGAAAAAACAAAAAAGATAACACAAAATTAGAAGAAAGGAATTATAATATTAAAGAGGAGGATGATAGTAGTGATAAAAAAACAGCAGAATCAATAAAACAAAATCAAAAAATTATTGATGACCAGATAATAAAATTGGTCAAAGAGGAAGAATTCTCATCCACTGCTGAATTATTACAGACCTTAATAAGGGAACTTGTTGAAAAAAATGGAATAGATATATTATATGATGCCCCAAAATCTTTATCGGACATCGAAGAGTGCCTACAGTCATTAGGACTTAGTATTGAAGAAAAAAGAAATAAGAAAAAGGATTAATCCTTTTTCTTATTTTTTGTTATCCAAAAATATAGAATATCTATTAGTCTTGGTGCTATAGATGGATCCACATATTCTGGGTCATAATAAGAATTTTGTCCAGAAATCATTACCCGTGATGGAAATAGGGTAAATGGACTACTAGTTATCACTAAATTTCTTTCTTGTACGTCTTTTGGATCATTACATCTATTTTTTATGGATTCTAGTTTTGAATAAGATATCCTATTTGTTTGAAGATCATCTGTGGGATGTGACCAATCTAATTCAGTTACTTCTAAGTTAGATAAATATTCTTCACCTAATTTAAGAAACTTATACTCCTCATTAACATAATCTACAAATCTTTTTATACTACCAGGCCCAGATTCAGTGACGATTAATACTACAGAATCTTCTGAATTAATTGCTATTACATTATTATTCCAGTATATAGTATCCCCTGGTTTTAATTGTTGTGGTTGAGATGTATCTTCCTCCTCTTTTTTATCCCACTGTATAACTTTATTTAATTTAATTAATAAATCGGGATTACTCTCTTTAGATATTCCCTTATTACAATTACATAAATACTTTTGCGGTAATACTTGAATTATCATAACAAATATAAGGATTTTAGTCTTAATACAGAGTCCACTTAATAGAAAGATCCCCTCTTGGGGATCTTTCCTTTTGTTAGTTAGTATTGTAGTGTAAATACTTCTCCCTTTAAGGAGATAAGATCTACTGAGAGTTCATTCCGATATACCGTCTCGTAATTGAGATCTACTGCATGGAAAAGCAGCATGTTGTAGGTTACGATGTTATCCTTTTCTCCAACACCCATCTTTACTATTTCATTTAGAAATAGTGGCACCTTTTGGATTGTGTCCTCCTTTAGGGGAAAGGATACTCTCCACATTAACACCATTTTAACGATACTAACTTCCTTACCAAATCTCTTAGTTAGAATTTCCATAAGATCCGATCGATCTTTTAGGGAATGGTAATAAAAGTTTAAAGTACCATCCGTTCCATCATCCTTATAGGATTTATAGGACTCTGGCAAGACTCTTATGAATCGCTGTTCGTATTTACCCTCTTCCTTCTTGTTTATTACCACAAAAAGCTCAAGGGCTATAGGATAGTGATCTTTACCCTTCGGGAGGGCTTTTATTATAGCAGTCTTGTATTCCCCGATCTTCGGATATCTGAAATTAATTTCAGGTACTTCCAAGTAGATATCCACCTGACCGGGATACTGACCTGGATACTCATCGGCTGATTGGCTGATGTGAATTACCGGGATCTCTGGGTTCTCTATGTATTTATCTTCATCGAGGAGTTCATCACTCCATTTAGTAGAGTGACGAATCAAGTATTGCAATCTTGTAACGAACTCTCCTTTGTTCATTACTTTATCCAGGGTATCTCTTGATACTCCTAGATCATCCAATACCTGGATTTTTTCCTCTTCCTTCTTCACCTCTTCCTCTTCTTCTTCTTTTTTTGTCTTTTTAAAGACGTAAACTAAGGTTCCTATTACAGTTATAGTTACAACAATGCCTGCAATAATACCTACAGTTTTTCCTGAAGTGAGCGTGAGCTTTTTCATTTTTTTTATATTTTAATTGTTAAACGATCTTATAGTTTCCACAAGTCTTACTGTTGTAATGATTATGGTGGCCCAGGTCACCATTTTTTTTCCTTGCACATTTAAGTATTCTGCGAAACAACCACCCTTCTTTTGTTGGTTATTTCTTCGATAATTATTATAATATTCTCCCATTATTTTTTATCTTTTTTGAGTTAAATCTTTTATTCCTGCTGCAATTCCTCCAGCCACAAAAAATGCAACGGAAGTAATCATCATTATGGTTGATGATTTCGAGCATATTTTGATAAATAATGTACTGTTCATCTGTTTTCTTTTTTTTGAGCTTAAAATGAAAATAGGGTTGGAGAAAGATTATATCTTCCCCAACCCAAAAAAAGCTCAGTTCACAATTATTTTAATTTTACTTTTCCCTTAATCCAGTCTAAAGATTTTTGAAGACCGGATTCTGTCTTTCCGACTACACCACTAAAGGTGTCACTGTGGCGGTCTAACAACGCGCCGCCAATCAATAAGGATCCTCCAATTGCGATCCATTTAATCACTTTAATCATTTTCATTTCTGTTTAATTTTTTTATTAATATTTTTTTTGAGTTGTGTTTTTATTATACACATATAAGGATTTTAAGCTATTTCAATTCCTTATATATATAATATACTTAATAGATTAATATGAACAGTAAACAACTTGATGAAGAAGATTTTAAAATATTGATGGATTATGTTTTTAATCGGATTTATACAGCCTATAATGAAACATCAAAAAAGCACACATTCATAGCGATAGAGATAGTGATTATATCACTAAGTATCTTGACTGTTTTTAATAGGTTTTCTATCAATAATGCCTTGATATTAATTATACTTGGTTTAATAATATTAATTATAAACCTCTTTATATTAAGAAAGAAGTGTTTAAAGCAGTTTGACTATTTCTTGAATGTGGGTATGTATATAAAAGAAACATCACCCTTAATTACAATAGAAGGAATTATTCAAAAATTAGAATCTTTAAAAGTATTATAAGTATGAAAAAAATTGTATTTATTTTTTTATTTATTATCTGTTCAATTCAACTATTACAAGCACAGAGTAATGAACAACCAACTCGTATTGTTTATTATTATGAAAAAACGGATACTTGTAAAATTAAATTAGTAGTTTCTCCAGACGACTGTGTTACAGTATTTCCTGATTATGAGAGTGGGTGTTTTACTAAATCTGATTGGGAAATTCTTTTATCTAATCGTAAAGAGTTTAGATTAGAAGAAATAACCGAAATTCTTAGTAAATTTAATTTTATTGCCACATGTATTGAAGGGGATACGAGGAGTTGGATTACTATTTATATGGAAAAATATGATACTTTTTCTACTACAATAGAAAAAATAATGTAATGTATGATTGAAGAAGGAAAGCTTGTTTTATTTCCAATAACTCGAAACTCTATTTATCTAACTATCGGAACGGTTGTAAGTTTTGATTCTGAAAATAATAGAGTAAGGGTAAAATGTATATCTACTCCAGCACAGGTTTGGACTTATAGTTGGGTTTGTCTTGATGAAGCAACAAAAAAACCTATATGTCCAGATCCAGATGTTGCTAAAGATTGTATTGGGAATCCTATTTCGGAAGGAGATAGTGTTTATTATTTAGATAAAAATCATATCTATTCTGGAACTATAGATAAAATAGTGAATAGATTATGGGTTATAGTAGATGATAAAATGATAAGAAATGTCAGTATATATACAAAATGAATTGAATGATTATGTAGTGTTTGAGGGAATACGAGGTAGCCATTTATATGGACTGGCTACAGAGACTTCCGATATAGATACTCATTCTATTTTTATTTCTCCTAAAAATTGGATATATGGAATAAGAAGAGACTATCCTACTAGTATTCAATTTAATAATAATAATTCTTGTTGGTATGAGATTGAAAAGTTTATATCAATGTTAGGACAAAGTAGATCAAATGCCTTAGAATTATTATATACCCCCAAAAATCTAATAAAGATCTATAACCCTGTTTTAGACCCATTATTTGAGTCTAGGGATGAGTTTATTACAAAAGAATGTTTTAAATCTTTTGGTCATTATGCAATATCCCAAATTAAAAAAGCAAGGGGTTTAAATAAGTTGATTAATATAGATCCACAAGAAGTAAAAGAGAGAAAGTCTCCACTTCACTTCTGTAATGTTATTAGCGGGAGTAAGTCTATTCCACTAGATAAATGGTTAGAAATTAAAAAACTAAAACCAGAACATTGTGGGGTTGTTAGATTGCCTAGGGGAATTGAATTATATGCCCTTTATTATGATTGGGGAGCTGATAAGGAGATGGGTTTTTGGGATTATCAAAAATTAAGGTATGGGTCCTTACTTCCACTTCATTATTTAGAGTGGAAAAAAAATCGGGATTCTTCCTTTATTTCCTATCGCGGTATTTTAGATCCCAATAACCCAAGTACCCAACTAAGACTATCAAGTATAGAAAAGAAGGAAAAACCACTATGTAATTTTCAATATAACATTAATGCTTTTACTGATCATTGCAATAAATACAAAAGATATTGGGATTGGGTAAAAAACAGAAATGAAGAAAGATATGTTTTAAACAAGGATTGTGGTTATAATTCTAAAAATATTTCCCAAGCAGTAAGACTATTTAATGTTTCTATAGAGATTGCAGATGGAAAGGGACTAATATTAGATAGGGGTCCTATTGATAGGGATTTATTATTGGAGATAAGAAACTCTAAGATTCCCTATGATGAAATTATGAAATACGTTGAGTCCCTTAAAGAAAAGATGGATAATGCTTTTAGGTGTTCTAAAATACCAGAAGCTATAGATAAAGTTAAATTAGAAAACCTATTAATAGAAATAAGGGAAAACTTCTACCAAATGAAGGAAACCCCTTAATTCCTTATATAAGAAAACATAAAATACCTAAAATATAAAAAAAAATAAAAAAAAGAAAATATGACTTATAAACTAATGAGAAAATTTGAATAAAGCATTAACTATTGGATTAGAGGTTATTCTTGCTTTAGGAGCAGGTATAGCTATGTTTTTTAGTGTTAGCGAAGCAGTAAAAAGAGGAAAATCTGCTAACACTGGTTGTAATGATTGTAATAATGGGACATCTCCAGTAAATGATAAAAAAGCTGGAAATAGTTCGAATACATTAATTAACAGCTTTCGCGCTGCCCAATCGACCTGCAGTAAATTAGTTGCACTTACTCAAGGATTAGTTACTATGGCTGAGAGTATAGATTCTCTATCTAGTAATAGAGACTTTTATAGTCAGTCATATACTCCTCCATATTATAGAGGGGGAGGTGGACAGCGTTGGAGACGGGTGAATGACTTTATAATTGAGTCAGTGCCGGAAGGCGCACCGATAAACTATAATAACCAATATCCTATATAATATTTTCTTACTAGATTAGATTTTAATCTAATAAAATTTATATTAAAGGAATTTTGTGAAAAAAAAGATTAGAGCTTAAAATGCTCTAGTCTTTTTATTTATTTTTTTTTATTTCACTGCAGGTTTTCCATCTTTTAAGAAAACCTCCAATTTTTTCAGTTTTTTATCGGGATTGTTTAATATAAAATTACAAATTGGATCTTCAACCCATTTTGTTATAGTTCGTTTTAAATCTCTGGCTCCATAAGTGAGATCTAGTTCTTGCACTACAGCATCTCTTATTTCAGGACTAACTTTTAGGTTGATTCCTCCCTTTGCCTTGATTCTCTCGATAACTTTTTTCAATTCGAGTTCGTAGATCTTCTTTAATTCCTCTCTTCCAAGGTTATTAAATACTATAATTCCAGAAAATCTATTTATTACTTCTGGTCTTATACGATCTTTTATGGCCTTGAGAACGATTTCTTTTGTGATGGATTTATCTCCGCTCTGATCTATGAAACCTATTCCAGATCCATGAGCTTCTAGCTGACGTGTACCATCATTAGAAGTGAAGATGAAAATGCAGTCTTTAAAACTTACGTCAATACCATTACTTAATTTAATGGTTCCAGTAGTGAGTATGTTTAAAAAGATTGTATTTAATATTTCCTCACATAACTTATCTGCTTCATCTACTAGGATTAGCGAATGTGGCCTAGTTCGAACTTCATCAAATAAGGCTATTTCACCAAATCCAACATAACTAGGAGGAGCTCCTATTAATTTCGTTACTGTATGAGGCTGGGTTAGTTCCCCGCAATCTATTCTTATTAGTGATTTCCGACTTCCAAAAACAGTTTCAGCAATTTCCTCAGCTAAATATGTTTTACCTGTGCCGGTTCCACCAGAAATATAGAGACTAGGTGGTATATTCGGGTCAGATAGTCCTAAGAAATGTCTACTCAACAGACTAGTTACTATATCAATTGCCTCGTTTTGTCCAATAATAATATTTTTTAATTTTGGACCCATATTTCTGATCTTATCTATGTCCGGATTAAGAATCTTATCTATTGGTACGTTAGACAAAGATGATACTACCTCGGCGATATCAAGATCTGTAACAAAATTACCTTTCGTTGGTAGGTCATGAATTTGCTTTTCTACTTTCTCTTGTTCTTCTTTGTATTTAAAAGCTTCTTCATAATCCTCTTTGATTATAGCTTTCTTTTTTTTCTCCTTTATTCTTCCCAACCTATTTTCTAGTGTTGTTAATTTAGTTGGAGTCTTTGTTGGATGATTTAAGTTGGCATGACATCCAGAAATGTCCATTAGATCAATAGCTCTATCCGGACTATTTCTATCATATAAGTATCTTTCAGAAAGACTTACGCACAACTTTAATGCTTCCTCAGTATATATAACATTATGGTGGGTTGAATATTTATCACAGACGCCTTTTAGTATCATTAAGGTATCTTCTCCAGATGGTTCCTCCAATAGTACTTTTTGAAACCTTCTTTTTAGTGCAGAATCTTTTTCAACAAATTTTTTGTATTCATCTAATGTTGTTCCTGCTATGAGGGTTAATTCTCCTCTAGATAAGGAAGGTTTCAACATTTGTGAAATATTATTACTGTTGTCAGATACGGTAGAGTGGAATTCATCAATAAATATTATGATGTTTCTATTCTTTGCGACTTCTGCACATAATTTCTGGACCCTCTCTTCAAGCTGACCTCTATATATAGTTCCAGCCGTAAGGGTTGTACTACTAATACTGATTATTTTTTTATCTTTCAACCCGTCGGGAACAGATCCTTCCGCAATTCGTTGAGCCAAACCTTCAACTAATGCAGTCTTTCCCGTACCAGCATTACCTATAACCATTGCATTGTTTTTCTTCCTACATAAGAGTATTTCAACTAATTGAGATAACTCTTTATCCCTACCTATAACTTTGTCATAAGCTCCTTTACTCGCTTCCTCAGTCATATTAATTCCAAATTCATCTAAAGTTGGTGTTTCCGAGTATGGATCCACTTTTTTAGTGTGAATATCTGGAATCTCTCCTGCTCTCTCGAAATTTTCAGAACTATAGTTTCCTTTAGGCTTAGAATCTTCATCGTCTTTACTATTATTTTGTGGAGATTCAGGATTACCACTATAATCTATTAACTTATCAATTAAGTCACTAAGGGATAGGTAGTTCAAGAAATTATTATTATCAGAATTAGTTGTAGTATCAAGTATAGTATTCACTGTTGCTTTTAAGTAGGACCTATCATTAATACCATAATTATTAAGAACTTCTACTATATCTCCACGTCTCGTACAAACAAGATGAAATATGAAATCATCTATTCCAATCTCAGGTGATGAGCTGATAGATATTCCATCCTCCTTATTTTCCTCCAGTTCTTTGAACATGGTTGTTGCATTAGTACTGAATGGGGTGATAGTATCACAGCTTAATTCACTAGGGAGTTCCTTTATTAGAACCTCATCCAATAGTTCTCTCAGTGAGTCTTTAAGTTGTTTCTGTTCTTGTTGAGTTAGGTTCTTAACCATATGAAAGGTGAGGGTTGATCCTGCCATCTCTTCTTCACCCCCATTAATACAGTACAAAATTGAGTAATAAATTATACTCTCTACACTTATCACTTCGGCTTCATTTGATGCCTCTGATAAGATCTTGTAAAAATTCTTTGCCAATTTTAAGTCTTTCAGGTTCTTCATTTTTAATATAAATTTTCTCTAATATAAGGAAATAAGGCCAAATACTGATTACTTTTGAGAATAAAGTAGGGTTAAAAGCCTTATATGTGAACAAAACATCTGAAATTAAAAATTTTAAGATGTTTTTTTTTATTTTGTTCTACATATGATAACAACTGATAATATAAATAAATTAAGTTATAGCGATATTTTTTCAAATATTAACGAAGAAAAAGGAATAATTATAAACTCCCTTCTTAAATTAAAAGATAAACCCATTAAAGAGATTTCTGTAAACTCAAGATGGTGTGATAAATATTATATCTTAAAAGTAAATGAAGGTAGGTATTTAATATATTCCATTACTGGTTTATATATTGCAATCTGGCCGATAGAATATATCTTAACTGGAATTGGAGATAAAAACATTATCTATGTAAAAAAACATGTTATTGCTAGATATAATGAAAGATATCTTCATGAGGTCGGAGATTTTAGCGAGACAGTATTAAAGAAGTTTTTAGAAGCACTGTTTCAAAATAGAGAGGATGAAAAAAATTTTATTGTAATTAAAGAAAAAACAAAATTGAGTACTGTTTCTATCAGATTTAAGGATGGAGCATTACTTGGATTTATATATGATGTAGCTCCTAATATAATTAGGTTAAATACCTTTGTGTCTGATGTGGAGTTATTAAAAGCAAATAGAAAAGATCAAATAGTTTTATTGAGAAAAGAAACGTAATGTTTCTTTTTTTCTTTAATTCCTTATATTTGTCATGATAATAGTAACTGGAGATATTTTTAATACAGATTGTAAAGTAATTGCCCATCAAGTAAATTGTATGGGGGTTATGGGAAGTGGTTTAGCTAGAGAAATAAAAAATAGATGGAATGATGTTTTTATTCAATATCTAGAAACCATAAAATCCTTAGATCATAACTGTCTTGGGGGATGTCTTATAGTAGAAGTAGAGCCTGGGAGAAAGTATGTTGCTAATCTCTTCGGGCAATACTATTACAATGGATATTTTAGTAATATTGAAGATTATTTTAAACAATCAATATCAATAGAAAAACGTCCAACAATTATAAATAAGAATAAGATTAGGTTTACTAATTATGAAGCCTTATTTAATAGTATATCCCAACTAAAAAATGAGATGCTAAAGTATAAAGTGGACTCTGTATCATTTCCCTGGAGATTAGGGTCTGATAGGGGAGGTGGTGACTGGGATGTAATAAAGACAATGATAGAGGTTATTTTTAAAGATACTGAACTGAGAGTAGAAATAAGAAAGAAGGAAAAATAATTTCCTTCTTTTTTTTATTTTTTTAACCTTTTGTTGCTAAAGTATTTGGATCGCTTGATTAACTGATCTTTTGCATATTTTTTATCAATATCATTATTCTCCCTTGTATTGTCGTAATAATAATATGGAAATACTGTTTCTACTTTAACCATAAATCCACTTTTAGTGTCCCAAGAAACAGTTACTTGAATGATTTGAAAAAATGAGCTATTAGTGGTTTTGACAAATTCTTTCAACTCCTTATTCCTAGTCGTCATTAGTAAAATAACATAAGTTGAAAAGAATGATGTATTTTTATAAAAAGAGCTTACTCTATAATTAGTATACCTAATAATCAGTTGTGCAATCATGTACTTAAACCTATCCCTTGTAATAGGTTTAATTCGGTTAGTATTCATTAGGTAGGCATTATATAATTGTCTCCATTGAATCTTCTTTATTTCTAATATTGCTCTTCTAAGAGTTTCTTTCTTTAACATATCTACTTATAAGGAATTAAAAAGCAAAGAAGAAATTAATCTTCTCTGCTAGTAGTGATGTTTGTTAGGTAGATGTATTTATTTACTGTGGTCCAAAAATCATCAACGATATTAATTATTCCAGTCCACATCATATTTTCCTCACCCTCTTTTTTTATTCTCACTAAAATTCCCCTAATCTCTTCCAAAAGATCTTTAAAAGTAATTGATTCAGGAAGAATTGGGTTTAGATCTTTAGGTTTTATAGTTCCCCAAAGAGCTTGAGAATTTTCCATAATTTCATCTTCAAATTCTTTAAATTCTTCATCAAACTCATCTACAAGTTTATGAATTGAGAGGGTTGGTGCCGAAAAGTGTAATTCCTTTAGTCTTGTTCCGACACCCTGTAGTTGATTTTCAAGACTAATTATAAATTCATTTGTCATATTTTATCGTTTTTTTATTTATTTATACTACATATAAAGAAAATAAGTCATTATTTGTGTGTTTTATTGATTAGCATAATACACATCTAATAATTTTATATCTGACTGTATCCAATTTTCTTCAATATTTAACACCAGCTTCTGAATATCATCTATGCCCGTTTTTCTTATAGGGCCTATTGAATACCACTCACACTCACACATATCTTCTAAGCTAGTTAAAAACCCAGATGATATTTTCTTTTTTAATCTCTTAATATATGTAATTGATTTTTTATTCATCGAGAATACAGCTAAAGCATGAGGATATTTAGGTATTGTATAAGTAATAAACTTAATTTCTCTCTTTTTCATATATATAAGGGAATTAAAAAAGGCGCCTAGAATTTTTCCTAAGCGCCCCAAAAATTAACTAAAATATATGGAAACAACCCATTTCTTTACCCCTGATTATATTGAACATTTCATCTACTGTTTTATTCCCTATATCAAACCTTTCTGTCTCAGCAGTAGTGGAGTTTCTAGAAAAGGTTCCATTTACCGCATCAATATAAAAAGTATATTGTCCATCATCTCCCATATAAAACTTAGACCACTCATCTTCACTTAATAATCTTTTTACTTTTAATTGAGTTATAGCTAGATTATCAAATGATACTACTTTAAATTGAGGAATAAGTTGTTCAAGATTATCATGTAACCATGATATATTATTATTGATTTTTTCTCCATTTTCTTGAACATACCCCAACCCTCTTCCTTTGGTCTTATAGCCAAGAATAAGAATTTTTAGACTATTTCCTACAAGATCCTTAAGATCTTCTTCGGTTATTATTCCATTTATGACATGAAGGACAGCATTTGGAATATCTTTAATGTAGGGAATTATTCGATTTGTATTATAGGAAATCCCAATACCCCACACTAATCGTTTATCCAACCAGTCTTTAATTTTTTGATGGTTTGTTATAAATTGGTTTTCATTAACGGTCATATTAGCTATAACTCTTTTGTTTTTAAGAAACTCTAAAAAAGTCTCTAAGTCTGGATGATCTAAATCATTTCCATTTATAGCTAATTCTGTAAATGGATGTAAAGAATTAATCCAAGGTTGTTCTAGTATATTACTATGTTTACCTTCTTTAGTACATCCTTCATAACAAAAAGGACATCCTTGAGAACACCTGTCTGTTATTTTTACATCACAATTTTCTGAAAATTGAGGCACTAATTTATCGAGATTATTCATTCGTATTTTAGTGCCATCCTCAAATATTGTTACGGTGTAATTTCCGTTTACGTATCTTCCAATAATCTTTTTTTGTATTTTCATTATATATAAGGATTTCAGTCAAACTCCTTATATATGTTAATATATACAATAAATTAAGTAAAGTATATGGAAAGAAAGATTGGTGATATCTTTTTATCAAAAGTTACTGGCAAAAAACTGATTGTAATAAAATCAGAGCGATCTAGTAGGTGTCTTTTATGTGAATATGGAAGTCGTTATATATCAAACGAGAAATATAAAGACAAGTTTGGTTTTTGTCAAGTATTAAAAGAGCTTAGAACAAGAGAAGCGGGACATTGTAGTGCATCCTCTAGAGAAGATAATATGAATGTTTATTTTTCCTCGGTTGAAGATGTTTATAAAATACCAGAAGAAACTCGTGAACTACTATATGATATAATGCATAGAGACGTCTATTCAAAAGAAGATATTGTTAAAGTTCAAGAGTACTTATTAGAACTAGAAAATTTTTATAAAAAATAAAAAAAGAGAGAGAATTAAATCTCTCTTTCTTTTTCTTTCATGAGCTCTTTAATTATATCATAGTGATTAAAAGCAAAATCATTTGGGTTCATTTTTAGTACTTCACTGGGAGTTAACCAAACAAAGGATTCTACCTCATTATCTTCACCTCCCCTAGATTTTGTGTCAGTACTAGTAAATGTCGGAGTGTTTTCATCGATAATTGCATAATATCTAACAGTTACGTTTTGTTTATCATCCCTTTTGGGATCGTCAATTATTTTCCAAAATTTTAAATCCTTTTCAGAGATCAGTATACCTGTTTCTTCATATAATTCTCTTATGGCTGCTTGAGATAAAGTTTCATCCCAATTCAAATATCCACATGAGCAACAAAGTTTTCCTACATTATCCGGACAACCAGTACCTCTTTTTTGAAAAAGTATTTTACCACCCTTAATTAATACAGTGGTTACTGCCATTGCTCTTGATATCCAATAAACTTTTCCAGTTCGATCATCTTTTATTTGAAAATTTTCTCTCATATTTTATTTTTTTTTCTATTTCATATATAAGGAAATGGGCAAAATCCTTATACTTGATGAGACAAAAAAAAGTAATTAGAATAGATTTGCCAGAAACAAACTCAAGCTCTTCTCATTCTGTTGTAATATCTATGGACAGTGAGAAAAACTTGAATATTAAAGACAGTGGACTTAAAATAGATGAGAATACGAAAACATTATATATTCCTCAGTTTAGTGATTTTGGCCGAGAAATGTTCTACTCAAATTCAACCTTAATTAAATTAGAATACTTAAGTTGCTTCTTCGTTAGAGGATGTTTAGCAAAGAGAGTAACTATTGGTAAACAAATTCATAAGTTTGAATTAGCCCTAAAAGATATTTTAGGAGTTGAACATATAGTGTTTGAGGAAGTATCTTCTATATGGAAAGGGATTCAGGAGAAAACAATATCAAAAGAAGATAGTTTTTATTATGATTTCCCGAGCATTGATTGGCAATCACTCATATTAGAAGATGAGATATTAGAATCTCCAGAAACTATAAAAAACTTTCTCCTTAATCCAAATTCTTGGGTTTATGGAGGTGATGACTGTGATGATCAATATTCAGATATCTTTGGGGATACAAAACAACTTCCTGGAGCAATCGGATATTTTTCTGCCGATTTACCTGGAATAGGTAGGGTAGATATTGAGATTAGTGCTGATTTTGATAAACTTACATCTGATATTACTAGACTTTTTGAACAATTTGTATTTCTTAATGGGAAGTTTTTTTCTATTAGTGATATAGATCTTCCTACTAAGAACACCTATTTTGAGCTTTTAACATTTAAAATAAGCTCAAGGTGTTTATACTATGGAACTTTCAACTTTCATGGTGATAAAGATTATCAAGAAAAACCTCCGTATTTAGTACCTTTAAAACTTACATTATACAATGATTTATCTTGGACTAGCTTCGTATATTAATGGGAATTATCTAGTAAGTAGATATTCTAGAGGAAACATGGAAAAAAGATGCCTAAGGATTGATGAAGATTTTAAACCGGATTTTCCAGATAGCATAGACCTTAAAATATCTAATAGATGCTCTTTGGGTTGTCCGTATTGTCATGAGAATAGTGTAAAAACAGGTGGATTAGCTAAAATAGATGAAATAAAAAAACATCTCTCTAGCCTCCCTAAAAAGCCAATAGAAATTGCTATAGGTGGGGGGAATTTAGTGGAAGATGAGGAGAGTTTATCACTTCTATCAGAGTTAGTTAGTTGGTTAGACTCTAGAAAAAACCTCATTGGAATAACATTAAATGAAAAATCTATTTCTGTAAAAACAATATCATCACTGAAAAATATATTTAGTAATAATACGTATGAGTGGTGTCTTGGAATTAGTTTAGGTCCAGATATCACGGAAAAAAGATTAGAGGAATTATCTAAAATATTACTTGAATCTAATCTCATTTTCTTTAACCCTAAGTTAGTTTTTCATATAATTTTAGGATTATTTCCCAAAGAAATATTAAAAAACCTAGTAACAGATAGAAGCCTTCTTGGTGGGGCCTATAATTATAATAGAATACTATTTTTAGGATACAAACAATATGGAAGGGCAAAAAATACAGAATTACCACCAGATATTAAATCTTTTGAAATCATAATTAAAGAAGCTATTTTAAATGGCAGAGAAGGGAATGGTTGTGGTGTTCATAATATCTTCGGATTTGATAATTTAGCTTTAGATCAACTAAATTTATCTAAAGCTTTTCTAAAAAAAGATTTTGATAGGATATATCAAGGGCCTGAATTTTCTTGTAGTATGTATGTAGATGCTGTTTCAGGACAGTTTGCAAAAAGTTCTACAAGTGATGAAAGAGTTGATTGGAATAGTGTTGATATATTAGATTATTTTAAACATGATAAGAATTAAACCGGGACTGGAAAATACTAAAGAAATAAAGTCTGTTTTTAAGTATTGGGACTTAATAGACTCTTCCAAATATAAACCTACTTCATTTGATTGGAATGGAATAGAATTCTGTTATATATCAAAGTTAGGAGAGTTTATTTTTCCGAGTAATTCTGACATTGATGTTGATAAACTAATTAATGAAGAGACTGAAATTTCTTTGGATGATTGGGAACTAGAAAAGATCTCAGAGGAAATAAATTCAAAGTATATTTTAAATCAGTTTCGTAGAGAGAATTATCCTGGTTTAGTAATAGAATCAAAAGATAATAACTCAATGTCTGGAGATTGGATTATTAGAAATATTAATACTGGATTTCAAATCGAATTTTCTATAAAAGAGAATAATAATTTAGGGGAGAGTCAGGTAGAAATATTAATCTGTTTTCCAGAAAAAACTACAATACCCTATAATCCTATTAAAATAATGAATAAATCAAATTTTATATTTTTCATACTATGCAAGAAGATGTCATTAAAGATATTATAAGTAAAGTAAATAACACGCTTTCATATTTCGACTATGCTGGAAATACTAGTGCCAGAAGAACAGAGAATTTTAAAGAAAGATGTCCCTCTCTTGAAAAATATGTGGAGTGTAGATTTAACTATGAGTTTGGAAAGTTAATTGAATTTAGTGACTTGTTTTCTGAACTCGAAGGTTGTGTATTTACTTGTACGCTTCAGGAGCCTAATATAGTCAAAAGGAATTTCAAACTGGCTACATTAAGAATCGAAATATCTAAAACGCTCCTAGAAACCAACGAACTCCTTAATAATGAAGTAAAAAAACTTGAGGAATGGTTAGGAGGAAATACAATTGAGTTTACACATAAGAAAAAGAAATTTAAATATAAAATAATAATACAGGATGAAGAAGATACCAATAATTGTAACTGACCTAAAAGGCTTAGTAGTAGTAGGAAAACACGAAATTTACCTAATTAATCCGAATAATAAAATAGGATGTAGGAAAATAAAGAGAATTATAAGAGAGTCTACTAAAGAGATAACAATAAGAAAAAACTCTTTTAAATTATCTTTTACTCTTAACAATTATGATTACTGGAGTGATATTAAGGCATATATTAGTTCAGACGAATTACCAACAAAAGATATGTATTTAGTCAAGAACTTCGATGCCTCAACTGCAACTACAATACTCTATGAAGCAAAACACAATAATGGAGTATTTAATTCTAATTTTGAGGCATGTTTTCTTGGTGATAACGAAGTAACATTCTTATCTGAGGAGATGGAACTTTATAAAAAAGCTTCAGATGAGGTAATAAGAACTTTCTACGTTAAAGTAGGAAAAAAAACAACAAAATGGCAGGAAGGCCATAGATATGATAATAAAGATAAAACATTTTATTATTTAGGTAGCTTCCTATCTCATAGATCAGCTTTAACTTTCCAATATACTAATGATACAGGTTGCTTAACTCCAGTACACTTTTATGTGGAAAACCTAAAACCAGGAGAAAAAAACATAGAAGATGTAATAAAAAATAGATACTTCGGAAATGATGAAGATGGAATTAAGGTTATCTGGGGAAAAAATCTTCCTTCCTGTTTAGATTCAGGGCAAGCATTAGAGCCAGTGAAAAATTTAGTTTTGAGTTCATATTACGACGATCTAATAAAGAAAAATCCATATGAAGTTCCAAACTACTTGTCTAATGGAGATTTATTGGATTATAAAGATGAATTCAAAGAAAAGATAAAAAATATTATTATCTCAGATTTTAAGGACTTAATATTTAATTCCTGGAATATAATATGTGGTGATAAAAAGGACCTTAAAGAGAATATAGATATTCTAATAGATCAATTCTTATATAATATAAGCAAGATTAATCCAAATGCTCAATATAATGCTTATTATACAGGAATGTTTAAAGCCTTGGGGATTGATTTAGAGAAGATAGCAACTACCACACTATTATCTTTCGACGAGGATAATTTATGTAAGGATTTTGATACATTTATAGAAAATCAAGATTATTTTAGAAAACGACAATCTTTGAATTCTACAGTATCATATCAGAGATCTAATGATGGGTCTATTATTACTATAGAAAATATTTTTGGAGACACTGAATTGACAAAAACTCTTATTAAAATTATTGATTATGCAAGAAATAATTTTGGTGATGGAGTTGAGGGATATAAAGAAATAGGTGTCACTAGTACAAAAAAACCTATTACATGTGTTTGTACTATAACTTGTAACGATATTGTTAATTTTAGTGATAGTTTGTCCGATAATTTAAAAAAAGAAATTTTAGATAAAAGATTTACAAATTTAGTAGTGTATTTCGATATCGACACTAAATTAAAATAAAATGAGTAAACAACAGAATATTCAATCAGAAGGAATTGTAGTTCAGGTTTTAGGAAACTCAATGTTTAGAGTTGAGTTAATTGAAAGTGAACATATAGTTACTTGCACTATTTCTGGAAAAATTAGAAAAAACTATATAAAGATACTAAAAGGTGATAGAGTAATAATTGAAATGTCACCATATGATTTAACTAAAGGAAGAATAATAATAAGATTAAAAAATGACAAAAATGAAAACACAACAGAAGAGCGGAATTAGTAGTTATAATCTTTTGGGAAAACAATATACGTTTTTCCTAAGTAACTATGATTTACCAAATGACTCCTTCTTCATCTATGCCATCACAAGCCCGGGTATGATGAAGGATCTAGAAACACCATTGATTTCTCTAGAAAAAATTGGTGAAAAATGTAAGCCTGGACAAGGATTTGAACAAGGAAGAGATATTCTTTCATATTGTCTTGGCGGTAAGACCAATATAGACAAAAGAAGTATTGAGTGGATTAAAAACCTGATGAGAAATGAAGAACTGTTTGTTAGTCTAGATGGTACTAACTTTCCAAAAGTTGAAATGATTCCGGATAGACTGGTCCAAAAGAATTTGGTCTGTGGACTAAGAGATACTATTAGATGGAAGTACTATCGATTCTTTCAAGGTAGAAAAATAGATATACTCTGGACACCAAATGAGTTCGTAGTTTTTAATATTAAAGGGGATGATTCTCATATTTGGTTTGAGCCGGTTGGTGTATATAAAAACACTGACTTTAGATTGGAAGAACCAATGCCAGTCGATCTAGATATAATAAACACTAGAGATCTTCATTGGGAAAAAGGAAAAATTTCGGAAATCAATCAAACTATTAGAAAGATCGAATTTAATAGTTTTGATACTAAATTTCGTTTTAAAAAACAACAATAAAGAAAAAAAAATAAAGTAGAGAGGTTTTATCCTTTCTACTTTTTTTATTAATATACATTATATATCATATATATGTACATGTTTCTTAAGGGGAACTAATCCTGATGAAAATACTACATTACAAATCAAATCTACTAATTGTGAGAAATCATTAATATAGCGTTTTTTAATATAAATCACAGCGCCTAAATCATTAATCTGTTCTTCTAACCTTACAATGCTGGTTTTTTTGAACCTTTTTTTCTGCCAACGTTCAGTATAAAGAATATAACAATCATAATTCTTTTTATGATCCATTAGTAGTGCATAAATACAGAATTTTTTATCTTTGAAAAATAATAGGTTAATAATAAATAACGTCTTTTTTGTTTTTATATTCATCATCGATTATAAGGAATTTAATACCCCTCAAAAATTAGCGACCACATAAAATGAAGAATTTAGTTAAAAACTCCCCAATCTTCATTAAATTCTTCTTTTTCATTTCTCTTCCGACCACTATTTTAGCCTCTTTTTTCATCAAACCCTTATATATGTAATGAAATAAATATAGGTCCTGAATTGTAGAGGTCGGTTGAGAGTTATTATAGGTTATTTTAATTATCCTGATTAAAGCTTTTCCGGACCTATTTTATTTACACAAAGGAAGATAAAACAAAAGATAATATGATAATAAAAAGAAATGTATTTTATTATGTCTCAACTCTTCCAAATTTAGAGAAAGAGATAATAAAACCAGATATACCAGTAAATTTCCTAACAAGAGGGAAGTACATTGATTATAAGATGAAAAGAATCCGACTTTATAGAACTATAGAGGAGGCAATTTCAGGCTTATACCTTGGGGAGAATTTTAGAAAAGGAACAAAAATTTATATATATAGAGCTTTAGGGATTAAGGGGGATAATCTTTTAGGGCCGATGAATATAAATGAGGTTCCTTATTCTTTTTTAATCCGAGAATATTGGTATACTGGGAATATACGTCTTGAAAAATTAGGGGAAGTTAAGATAGTGAAGAAGGGCGAGGAAACTTATAAATACGGCCCAAGACAAACCAATGCAAAATTATATAGGTGGCGTTGGTATGAAGAAAATATTAAATACAAATAAAGATGAAAATACTAAGACAAAAATTATTTAACGATAACCCCCCCCCTCGTAAAAAGATAACTGACCCAATTAATTCCTTTCTATTTAAGAAGCATATTGAAGCGAGAGAGGGGAGTGGGAATGTAGACTTATCACGAAAAGTAATAGAGGAATTTAAAAAAGTTCCTAATTATAAAAATGTGGTAAGTGAGATTCAAGTTAATCCGAGAAAGTTTGCACGAGGGGGTGAAGCCTTTGGGGGATATATATCTAAGAGGGATATAAATAGAATCAAAAAATCAATTAAACAAGGTAAAAAAGTAAAAGTAAGTGGAAAAATAATTGATCAAGACTGGATTAAGGACCCAAATAACGCCGCTGGTACGGTAAAACTTAATAATTTGAAAGATACTTCTACATTAGCACATGAACTAGGTCATGCAGAAAGAGCTGCTAGGGGTTCTTTATTTAATGATCTACAAGGGAGATTAAGGTATTCAAAATTACTAAAAAATACAGGTGCAATTGGTTTGGCTAGTGGATTTGCCTCGGGTTATAATCAAACAAAAAATGACGACAATTCTACAATAAAAAAAGTTGGAGCATATGTTCCAGTGGCTGCAATAAATGCTCCAGTATTAATTGAAGAGGCTGATGCAAGTAGAAGGGGTTTAAGGTTGATGAAAAACGCTGGAGCCTCAAAAGCGCAACTAAGAGGAAGTAGAAAGTCTCTGGCGTATGCTCTTGGATCCTATGCAATTCGTCCAGCGGCTCAGATTGCTATGACTGGTGTTGGAAGAGTGGCAGGAAAAATTACTGGTAAATTATCTAGAAAGAGAAAAGAACAAGAATAAAACAATATCATCCTTCCTTAAAAACAGAGCTATAGGGGGGGGGTGATAAGATAAAAACAATTTCTCCTATAGCAACGAGAAATAAATGAAAATAGAAAGATTATACAGTAATTATCAGGAAGAGGAAAGATTATATAGTACTGGTAATGATGAACTTGATGATCTCCTTGAGAGAGCTTTTTGTGAGGGTTATGAATATGCACAAAGAGAATTTGCTAAGAAATCCATGAAAGAATTTAAAGACGAATTAAAAAACCTCAGTGATGAAGAATTAAATAAACTAGGTTGGGATAATTTTAAAAAGTCTGTAGGTCATAGTGTTGCAGGAGGTATTGATGCTTCTATTGCTGGAGGACTAACCAAAACCCTTCACGATAAGAATGCTACCGGAAAATTGGCGAAATCAAAAGCTGGTCGTGTTGCATTAGGTACCCTTGCCGCTGCTGAATATATGAAGACTGGAATTCATGGTAAGCAAGCTATTGGTCATGGTAGAGCATCTAGAGCAGTAAAATTAGAAAAGAGAAGAAGGAGAAAAGAACAAGAATAAAAATTTTTTCCCAGAGCATTGAAATAGATGTAGTATTCAATTACACTCTGGGAGCTAAGTAAAATTAAATAAATCCTTTCGACAATGAGGAAAGGAGATTAAGCATGTCCCTGTAATGTATAAAAGGGATTATTGGACTGGGTTTGGAAAGAAAAGAGAAATCCTGAGAAATATTAAAAAGGAGGAATTAAAATGATTATATTAAGACAAAAACTCTATTCATTTAAGTCAGAGTCTATTAATCTAATAGACCTTGGGGATAACTTAAGTTTAGTAAAAACTAAACCAACTATTATATCTAAAATCTTAGGGAAGTTATCAAAAAGAATTAAAGAACAACAGGGCCTGTGTGTTATATATGATATTATGCTATCTTCAAAAAACATTGGTTACATAATGTTAAATAAAGAATCTAACGAAGAAATTAATATTCCGTGGTTCTTTGTTGATAATGAATATCAAAATAATGGATATGGGACAAAAGCACTGATGGCTATAATAAAATACCTAAGAGAATTAAAGTATAAGTGGATTACACTTGAAGTACCAGTAGAAAATAAACGAGCACAACACATTTATGAGAAATTAGGATTTAAATATACAGGTGAGATAATTAAATATCATGATGAAGACTCACTGAAATTAATGAAGCTAAAATTAAAGTAAAAAATAAAATATGGTATGTTAAAAAGTGTAAATCCCTTCGATAATGAGGAAATAAAGCAGCAAATCCTCAGAAAAGAAGGCAGAATGGAAATAGAGGAAGCAGAGGTAATAGAAGATACTAGTCCCGAAGCTTTAAAGAATATGATAACTGCTGCTCCTACACTACCAAAGAGCGCTAAGAATATTATAATGGATGCTAATGCTCTAAGTTTATCCGAAAAAAATCAGAAAAATGAAGAGTTAACCAAAGCCATAGAGAGTGTATTTACCAAGTATAATGAAGAATATGGACTTGATCTTAGCATAGACATTAGAAATTTATCTCAGGCTGTTGTAGATGTAGGTGATCCAAAGAAAAGACAGATCCTAGAATTATATCTGTCTGAAACATTTAAATCCATAAAACCAATATTATTACTTACTTTGATCCAGAAACTAATGATCCTCATAGATTATACCATGAGACCTGAGTTTTTACTGGATCCGAACCAATTTACTTCAAGTGACTCTATTCTTCTCGTCGAGAAGTTAATTAGTCTCTCAAAAGATTTATCAGATATGCTTGATGAAGTGACTGTACAAGACTCTGATAAATTACTCAAGAAATTAAGTGAAGAAAATAATGACTCAGAAATAGATAGTGAAGACAGTAAGAATATGGTGAGAAATTTTATGGATCTATTTAAAAAAGATAGTGGAATAAAAGAATGAAAATATTACGACAAAAACTATTTACATTCCAAGATAAAAAAGCTTGGGAAGAACTGAAGGCTGCAACTAATAATTTCACCACTTTACCCAATGGACGAGGTAAAATGAATGCTAGGGATGTATATAGGTTTAAAAAGTGGGCGGAGTTAGTAGATCAGGGGAGAATTAATGAAGTAAATTGGAATGAGGCAAAGAAGGTTTTTGAACATATTGACCTTCCAGAGACAGCAAAAGGATTAGAACACCTTAGTCATAAATATAAGTTGATACAGGATCCAGAATTTCAGGATAGGTATGAAAATATTATGTCTGGAGATTCATTCAGAAAAAATATGAACCTAAATAAAAAATTATCTACTAGAGCTGATAGAGAGGCCTATGTATCTAGTAATCCATATGAGGTTTATAAAAAATACGACACATTGATTGATAGGAATTTAGATAGGCTTAATAAAACCTATAAACCATCACACCCTCTTTTTGAAGGAAAAGAAAATATCCTCCTCAATGCCGGAAAACGTTTTGAATCACAAAATAATAGGGTTGAAAGAAAGTATAAAAAAAGAGGTATTGGAGGACCAAGGACTACAAAGTTTATAGCTAACGTATTAGAGAAAGATAATGTGTTCACTGTTATCCCGAAACCTGGACAAAACTACTTTAATTCTATGTTTCCAGATCAAATCTATGTTTCTTCTTATAATCCATCTGTTTTTTTACATGAATGGGGACATCAGCAAAATTATAAGAGAGGATTTGATCCCGGATTTAGAGCCACTGATGCTAATGATGCGCTATCTGAAATTGCAGAAGAAAATATGGCATCCTCTAGAGCATTAGCTAGATTAAGAAGCGGAGTAAAAAGGGGAGAAATACGTCCAGGAGTAGAGAGAAAGGCACGAAAATCCTTAGATTCAGCATTAGCGACATATACACGTGGTGGTGCCAATAAACTTTTTGGTGGAATCAAAAAAGCAGTAAGAAAATGAAAATACTACGACAGAAACTATTTACATTCCAAGATAAAAAAGCATTTCTTGAATTTTATAAAGCTACAGGAGGACTTAAACATCTTCCGAAAGGCAAGAAGGGAATGAATGCTAGGGATGTATATAGAATTAATGATATTGCTCGAAAAATAGATTATGGGGATCTTGAAGGTATTAATTATGATGAAGCTAGACAGGTCCTTGAGAGAATGGGATTGCCTGAATCTGGAAAAGGTATAAAACACCTAATTCAGAAATATCGTAATATATATGACTCAGAATTTCAAAAACGATTTCAAAGAATTCATAATCGGGAAGTGAATCAAATAAAAAATAAGTATGATACTAAACAGGAAAAAGTCGGAGAATTAAATTGGCATTATGGAATTAATTATTCTCCTCGTAATATTGATAGACTTGAAGCAATGTCGAGGAAACTGGAGGATCAAAAAAATACTGAGTTGGCTCCATTTGTTAAGAGAAGGGCACCAAAATCTGCGAGTAAGGTTTATAATAGTTCACTGAGTGGGTACGAAGAAGCCGGTCAACGATTAGATAATATAGATCCAATGAAAGATAAAGATTTCATTCCTGGTTCAGAGCCAATGAATTCTATGAACTCTGTGTTTAAAAAACTTAGTAGAGTAACACCAAAAACTCAAATCGAAAGTGGAAATCGTAATAGTTATAACACCTATGATGACATAATTACTGTAAAGCCAGGTGCTCACCCATATGTATTGGGTCATGAGGTTGGGCATGCTATTTCATCCAAAAAGGGGCTATCGACTGGACTAGAGTTTTCTGGTGATATTAGAAAATTAGCTGAGGAAAATTATGCTAGTTCACAGGCCAATGCTATTCATAATTTAGCGGTTAAGAAAGGGGAGATAACACCAACTTATGCAGAAAGAGGTGAAGGGTATTTAAATGATGCCTTTCAAACCTACCTAAATGCTGGGGTTAGAGATATTAATTATGATATGTATAATAAATTCCCTATTTATAAAAAAAGTAGAAAATAAACTATGAAAATAATTAGAGAAAAAAACTATAGTATTGACGCATCTGACTATGAATACTATAAAAAGAAATATCCGCATTGGTCAGAAAAACAATTACAGGCTAAACTAAATTTTAGCAAGCAAACAGATAGTTTTATAGAGTCGAAGATGCCTAAATTAAATATTAAAAGAGCTTCGACAAAACTAATAAGAAAACCACTACACTTTTAATAAACAAAAATAAAACAAACAATTAATATGGAACAAAAAATATTACAATCTTGGTTAAACGGTGATCTAGATAAGTACGCTGATAATAGTGGTGAGGTTTATGATATTTTAGAAAACCCCACCCAAACTAAAATTAATACTGAGCTCTATGAACATGGATTTAATGACTGCTTAAAAATACTAAGGCTCATTAATAACAAAAGACAAGAGATAGGTTTGCCGGGATTTAATGATTTTATACCCCCATTTAAAGATATTAAACACCAATTTACAGTAGAGGAAAAATTATTAATAGAGTTAGAAAATTATACGAAGAAGATCCTAGTTTATCAGAAAAACCTAGGAGAATCTTATATAACCGGATACTATGATTGTCTAAGTGCATGGAATTATAAAGATGAGGCATGTAGTTATGTTTTGGGGTGTGTTATCTCCGGAAAACCTGTAGTAAACCCTGAAGATATAATAACAGAGCCTTCACATAATAAGAAAACAGAAGAGGATATGTTAAAAATAGTAGAAGAAGCCAAACAAAAATTCCTCGATATAATGAAGAAACTAGAAAAATGAAAATATTACGACAAAAAGAATATAGTACTAAAGAGGTATTAAAGGAAGTAAGGGATGGTGCCCTTGTAGGAGGATTTCTTGGAGGAATAGGTACTGGTGCTATAGGTGGTAATCCAAAGAAAGCATTAATAGGTGCTGGAATTGGTGCTGTTGCTGGAGCTGGATTAGGAGCATATTATGGAATTAGTAAAAATAGAAAACAACAAGCCCTGAATAAAGAAGCTAATAGAAAGAGTGGAGAAATATTATTAGAATTCGAAAACATTAAACCACAATTACCACCTCAGTACTTTAAATGGGTAGAAGCATTTAAGAAGGTAAAGGTTCCTACTTGGGGCGATGGCGATGAGTATGTAGTTCTTTATCCAAGTACCCCAAAAGATATAGTTGAATATAGGGAGTCTAATATAGTAACATTATTTAGTGATCCTCAAGGATATTGTGAAGTTTCTTGGAACTTAGAAAAGAAATATTTTATATTTGGAAGGGGAAATAAAAAATTCAATAGCTGGTCTCAACTTAAACCCGAACTTATAAAAACTATGGAATCAGAGAACATCGAGACCATAAATGTCTTACAAAAAGAGGGTGATACAAGGGGGATAAAAGAAGTAGAACTGTTAATAAAAACACAAAGATACGAACTACAAAAAATAAACTAATGAAAATACTACGACAAAAACAGAAAGAGTTTAATATTATAAGCGATATTAAACATTCAGGAATAAAGAGGACTTTAAGGAAAAATATAGGTCGAACTAGAGTAAATGTTTCTAATCGACTAAGAAAGTCTGCAGAAAATCAGGCCAATAAGGGAATGCAGAAAACATATTTAAGTAATACCTGGTATAATGAAACACCAACCAATACTAAAGTACTAGGAAAATTAGAGGATTTCGCAAAAAATAATAACATAGATATTGTTAAAACCCCCGAATTAACTGGTGGTGGATCCTTTTATAGCCCTAAACAGGCTAATACGTTTGTAGAGTTTTTTCAAAATAATCCTACAATACCTGAGGAAGTAAAGAATAAATTAGCTACTAATTCAAAAAATAGAAAGAATACTATACTTGTCCCTGTGAATCCCCCAGCTGCTGTAGTTGCTCATGAGTCGGGGCATGCTTTGAATAGTAATAGGGCCATGAGTAATCGTCCTGGTTTATCGGGGAGAATATCGAGAAATACAATGAATGAAGGTACTCTTTATCATAATATGACTCCAGTAGGAGAGAGATCTATTCCAAAAAGTCTGTTAACAATATTAGAAGAAGGTAATGCATCAAGAAAAGGTCTCAAACTATTAAGGAGATCTGGAGCTAGTAGAGAGGAACTGAGGGATGCGAAAAGATTTTATAAAACATCTTTGGGTTCCTATAAACATGTTAGTAGGGCCAATACACTAGCAAGAGCTTCCAGAAGAATAGCCCTTCCCGGAGGAACTAGTACCAGACACTTAACTCAGGGTGCATAAAAATTATATTAAAATTATGAAAATACTAAGAACTAAAAGCTTTTCTGATAAAGAAAAGAAAGATAAGAAAGACAGATCAGCTCTTATTGGTGGTGGAGTTGTAGCTCTTAGTGGAATTGGGACATCTCAAGCAATTAGTCGCATAGATGACCGTAAGAGCAAAAAAGTCTCTAATGAAAAAGTAAAACGAGCGAAAGATAACTTTGATGAATATGTCAAAGAAAAACTTATACCACATCGAAGAGCTAAAATTCAAGAGGCACGAATAATGACTGGAGATCTACCAGATAGCGTTACAGATTTTTTAAAGTCCTCAAAAATAAAATCTAATGGTGGTGATACCAAAGTAGAAAATGAGGAAATAAAAAGAATAAAAGACGAGGCCTTATCTAAGTACAGAACTGGGAAACAAAAAACTGGAGAAATAGTTGAGAAAGAAAAGAAGAAATTAGAGGATAAATTAAAATCCAATAAAAAGTTTAGGAAAAATTTAGCCATAGGTTCATTAGCCGCCGGTACTATTTATGGAGGTCTTAAGAAGCTAACAAATTCGAAAAAAGAGAAAGATAATAATTATAATTACGATAAGGAAGAAAAAAAGGAAAAGGCTTTACGTGGGATTTCGTATGGAACAAAAATAGGAGCCATAGGTTCTGCTGTTATTCCTGTCCGAAATATAATAAAATCAGAAAAAGAGATATTGAAAGAGCGTTATCCCAAAATAAGTACTGAAGATCTTATGGAAAAATGGACCTCAAAAGAATTCGAGAATTATCGAGATAAGATGAGTGAAAAAGCTCAGAAGATGAGTAAAGAAGCCCTGAAGTATTATGAAGGGGAACTTCCGAAATCTGAGATTAAATATCTAAAACACCTGAAGAATGGTCCAAAAATAGCCGCCGCAGCCATCCCACTTGCAGCTACTTCTATAGGAACAAAGGTAGCTTATAAAAGATTAGCTGCAAAAAGAAAAAAGAGAGAAAATGAAGCTCTGAAAAAAGTGATGGAAGAGCAAAATAAAAATAACTAAAACAATATTATCTCCCCTTTATAAAAACAAAGCTATAGGGGGGGGGTGATAAGATAAAAACAATTTCTCCTATAGCAACGAGAAATAAATGAAAATAGAAAGATTATACAGTAATTATCAGGAAGAAAGATTATATAGTACTGGTAATGATGAATTAGATGAATTACTTGAAAGAGCTTTTTGTGATGGCTATGAATATGCACAAAAGGAGTTTGGTAAAGAAGATAGGAAAAGGAGAAAAGAAAGAGATAAAAGACTTAAGGAGTTGGGAGTAAAATGGGGAGATAGACAGGAAATCAAATCTTGGGATAAATCACATCAAAAAGGACACACTGGATATTTTACCTACGATTCTTATAAAAAACGTAATAGTGAGGATCCTGATGTGAGAAAAGAAGGGATCAACGAACAAATGAAACGTCACCTTCCCGCTAGTGCTGCTACATTGGGGCTTTATGGAGGTGTGACAAGATTCCCTAGTAATAGCCGATTGAAGTCAGCCGCTATTGGTACTGCTATAGGTGCCGGAGCCGCTGGACTTGGGGGTGGTATTGCTCATCTTGAGAGCAACCATGTAGAGAAACATCCCAACTCAAAGGCAGCTAAGAGATTTGAAAAGAATAGAGACATGATTAAAGTTGTTGAGGGTGATATGTCTGAAGAAGAGTATGCTAAAAAATATGGTAAAAAGAAATAAATAACCCTATAATTTCCCAGAGCCTAAACTGAGGTAGTATTCAATTACACTCTGGGAACTAATATAACTTAAAAATGGAATAAAAATATGATAGTATTAACTTCGCAATTACCTAGTGGGGGATATGGTTATGATTTTCCCTCTTTATCTGTTAGCCCTATGACGTTTTTAGAGCTAACACAATACCTAGAGAATGTACCCAAAGATCCCCTAGAAAAATACTTATTTGATATAAAATTATTAATTAAGGAAGATAAAAATGTTCTTAACTGTTATGTAATGGATGTTGACTTCTTAATTTTTTATAAGAAGCTTTGTACTGTTTCCGGGGACCTAACTTATGATCTTTCCATAACTTGTCCTGAATGTGGTACTAAGATAAGAAAGAAAATTAATCTAGAAACCGACATACATTTTAAGCAAATTGATGATAAAATAATGAATGGGGCTGTTATAGAGTTGTCGGGGCATAAATATGATGTCACTATTCCTACGGTTTCTGATTTTCTTAAGGTCTTTGAAAAATACTTAAAATATAGAAAAATTACAGACCTTAAAATGATCAAAACTATAGCATTGATGAAGAATTTTGATCTTGATGGAAACCAGATTGAGCAGGATGTATTAGGGGCTGTTCACGAAGATATAACCCTTCTTATGGCTCTTCGTGATATTTACTATGATAGACTAGAACCCCTTGAATTAACTTGTCCAGGATGTATAGAGAAGGGAGAAAGGGGGTTAGTGGCAGTGAGTGTAGAAAATCTCATTGTCGACTTTTTTCGAGACCTCTATAACAATTGCCCAATTGATGGATCTAAAATTTTATTTAAATAAGTTCGTAAAAGCTGATAATATAGAAGGATATACACTTAGTACTTTAAATCAGCTTAAAAAGATACATGATGAATTCTTAGATAGTTCGGAGGGTATAGATCCAGATTTTCCAGGTTTAACACTTGGAGATCATGGGGGAGGAGAAAAGATTAGTAAAGGAACTAATGCTTATTCTATTTTTGGTGGAGAAGAAAATATACCAAAGGACTACAAAGGAATTACAGGAGACAGATTAATATTAAAAAAATGAAAATAAAGAGAAAAGAACAAGAGCAGAAAAAAGAAAAGAAGGGTCTAGCTAATAAAATTGGAATAGCTAGTTCTTCGGCTGTCGGTGCTGGAATTGGTGCTGTTGGTGGTTATGCTTTATCTGAGAAAGGAAAAGATGAAGTATTTAATAAGAACTACAATAAAGATTTAAACGATAGACTAGAACGAATAAAAAAAAATATAGGGTTGGCACAAGAGTTAACAGATAAAGATTCAATTTCTCAAGTAGAACAACTGAAAAAAATGTATGAAAAAGAGGCAATAAGTAAAAGTAAAGAGGCTGGAAAAAACGCAGTTCTTAAACATAGATCAAAGTTTATTTTACCAGCTACTGTTATTGGAGCCACAGCTGGAGGAATAGCTTACGATAAAATAACTAAGAAAAAAAGAAGGAGTAGAGATAATGAAAATACTGAGACAAAATAATTACTCTTATCATGAAGCTATTTCCAGGTTTATTCATAAAAAGGGAAGTGAATTAAGCGATCTTGAACGAGCTAGGGTTACTGATGCTCTTGAGGGAAAGATAGAAAGAAAAAGAAGAAGACAGGCGAGAAGAGCTAAAAATGTGGGAAAGGCAAGAGTTAATATATTAGGGGCAGGAAAGAATACAGAAAAACTAACTCCAGAACAAAGACTAGCGAATACAGACACCTTCAACCGGCAGGAAGAAGAGATGATAAAGAGACAAACTAAAAAATTAAAGCTATGAAGATACTACGACAAAAAGAGTTTGCTTGGAGACATCATACTGGAATTGTAGTTGGGAATGATGAGATAAAAAAACTTAAAGCCTTGAATTACCCTTCCCTTTATGTTGAGTTCCTAGATAAAATTAATCCCCTTATCAAAGAATTTTCAGAACTTACGGAAGAAGAAGAATTAATACATGCTGCCATTGTATTCGAACCAGAAAAGTTTCCTGAGGGACCATATACAGAAGAAAAGGATGGGAAAGAATATGTGTGCCTTTTCTATGATAACTTAGATACAGCAGAGGAATTTGGATATTCTGAGATCGCCGCTAAATTATGGTGTGATGTATCAGGAAAAGAGTGGTATGTGAAGAAGGGATTATTTATAAAGAAGTTTGAAAAAGTAGACCCTAAAGAAATAATGAAGGGATATTTTTCCCCAGAAGATTTTGAACCTGGAAACCAAAGAGACTTAGCTAAAAAAATATGTAAAGAAATTGAGAGGCTATGAAATAATCAGAGTAGAAAGTAATATTGAAATGATTATCACTTAATTTTCATCCCTAGTTTGTTGTGGGATTAATAATAAATAATAAATCAACTACCTTCCATTTGTAAAAAAAATAACATATAGGGGGGGGGTAGTAAGTTAAATTTTCCCTGTATGTTGAATGATAAATAATGATAATACTAAGACAAAAAGAATTTGCTCGTAAGAAGGGTAAGAAAAACATAGATTACCTTAAAGAATTTATAGAGGATGATATAAAAGAACACGAAAATGCGGGTATGCCGGTGGATTCAAGTTTTTTAGATAAACTAAGAGAGCCTATTGATAATAAGACGAAAAGAGGTGATTTGCGTAATATGCAAGATCTTGCTATACATAATGCTAGATCACGAGATCGTGGAGATATAGAGTTTACACCAGAAAGAGGAGTAAGACAGGAAAGATTTGATAAAGATTACGTGAAAAAAAACACTTATAATTATGATGCTAGGTACAATAAACTAAAGAGTTCTAATGATTATAACGGTTTAAGACTATTGAATGAAGATAGAAAATGGAAATTGAAAAAAAAGCTTAATCCAAAAAGTCTAATCAAGAAAGGAATAAAAGCGTAAAAGAATATGCGCGGTTATAATCTCGCAGCATCATAGGTAGGGGATGTAGTATTCGATTACACTGCGAGATCTAAGGAAAACTGACGAAGAGATAAAACCCGTTCTAGCATAATCTTAAGGGTGAGGAGGAACAAGAATAGCTACCTTAAGTACTCCTCACATTTTTAAACATGCTAGAAATAAAATGAATAAGATAAGAATAATAACATATCTCGGGAAGCAGTTAAAGTAAGATTATGCAAAACGGTAAAAGAGAAGAATTTCCATTTGAAGAAAAGTACACGGTCGAAGGTGTAGCTAAAGAATTAGGAGTTAGTGTGGAGAGAGTAGAGAAGAGATTAAGGTGGTTTTCTAATGCCACTGATAAACACAGACATACTAAACAATTTGTTCTCAAACACATAAAAGAAGATGGATTAAGATGGTCTATTGGAAAAGGTATAATCCTGAAAGAGGATTTTATAGAAGGATATTATAACTCTAGGGAAATTGAGAATAAAAGAATTTTTAATTATGACTTCAGTAATGTTCCAGATATTATAAGAAACAAAAAGACTAATGTACCTATTTATGTAGATGAGGTATCTACTAAAACAAATAAAGTAATAGGAGAGTGGGAAACAAGTTATCATGATCTTGTAGTAGTATTAGATGAAAACAGGCAATGTGCGGGAATGTTATCTAAAGAAAAAACAGAACAATATGTAGACACTGAAGAATTCATAAGAAGATCAAAGGAGAAGTTTCCAGGTAGATTTGGATATAGTGAAACAAAGTATGTTAATAATCATACTAAAGTACGTCTTCAGTGTCTTACTTGTGGAGAGTTTTTTGAACAGATGCCCGGAGAGCATTATTATGGAACTGGACAATGCCCAAATTGTGCTAGATTATCCGTAGGAAGACAGAATGCTATATCGCAAGAAGAGTTTGAAGAAAGGGTTAGGGAAATTTACGGAGATATAATAGATTTATCAAAGGCGGTTTATTTAAGATCCAATAGTCGTGTTGGAAGAGATACTAATGTAATAGTAATAGATCGTAGAACAGGTAAGGAATACTCTGTACCAGCAGGAAATTTATTACGAGGCATATTTAACTTCGATCGAGTTAAGTCTAGAGGAGAGAAACATGTAGCTCATGTATTAGATAATTTAGGAATTGAATATACACCTCAGTTTCGGATTGATAGTGAGGAAATGTTTGAATTAGTTAATGTTCAAAAAAGGGTTTATGTTGATTTTTACTTAGAAAACTATAAAGGATCTACTTATATAATTGAATATAATGGATCTCAACATTATTTCTGGGATCACGACTTTCAAAGGTCTATTGAAGACTATTCTAAACAATTATTACGAGACGATGCTATAAAAGAGTATTGTGAGAGGAAATCGATAAAATTAATCGTTATACCATACAATATAAAAGAATTTAATGATATTTTCGACATAATACAAAAGATATTGATATATGGGGAAGACATTAGCTCCATCATTCCCATAATAGAACCTAAAAAAGTAGAAGAATATGAAAAACAGTAATATAAATATAGGTGATGATCCTACTCTTTCTATTTCATCAGATATAAACCAAAACATACTTGAATCTGAATATAATAAACTTTCTAATGAGGAGAAAATATTAGCAGCGTGTAAATTACTGGGGATGGATCATAAACCAGTGACTATAAGAAGATTTATATGTGATGATTATTTTATGGGAGATGATAACTTATTTAATCATGGAAAAGCATTATTTGATCCATGGTATGCTGAATTAGAAAAGATTTATCCAAATTCAATTACTACAAAATACCCCTGGATTTCTCTTGGGGGTGCCGTTAACAGAAAGTCCAGCGGCCTATATAAGAATTGCTAGAAACAAATTCCGATTTAAACTAGCAGTAAGATAATTATGTATCTTATTCAACGACTATGTGTATATACGAAAGAAGATATAGTCTTATCATAATAGAAATATTATAAAACTGTGGACTTGGAAAATCAACTATCAGTAAGATCCTAGCACTCTATACTTACCATAGATTGGATTGCTGTACAAATGTATTTAAGTCTCTTGGGATTGCGAACAGTAAACTAGGAATGGCTTTCTTTCACAATTCTTTCGAGACTGCCAAAAGAGACTTCAAAAATTATGTTGACTTAGTGTTTGATACAAGTCCTTATTTTAGAAGTCCTTATCATAAACCACCCATTCGTTTTATCCCCTCGGGTCCTTCTAGCGGGAGTCATGTCATCGGAGTAAAAAGTTTGCTCATAGTATAAGAATTGCTGGAAATAATTAATATATTAAATCAGCAGCTACTTTAATTTAAAGTAGTTCAAAGACTATGTATATACTGTTTTAATACAAGATATAGTCTAATATAATAAAAAATTATTATAAAATAAGAAATTTGATATATGCCTGTTTATCAGAGCTGGGCTTCTGGAGGTCCTCGGAGGGGGCTGCTCGAGCTTCAGAAGTTGTGACTCGTTATGATTCTCGTTTTGCTGATAAAAGATTTGTTTATGGACATGTAGTTTGTGACAGCTCAGCGAGGGACCCGGATAATATTGCTGTTACTAAGTTTGAATCTCTCGTTCCCCCAGAGGAATTATACCGCTGTAGATTTGCACAATGGGATATACGTTATGATCCACTATACCTTGAGTCTAATGGTAAGACTTTTAGGTTCTATAAAGGAGATAATATTACAGGTCCCCGCGTGATCGAAGACTCCGAAGATCTGGAGAAATCTGGATTAGATCCTGACAGAGTGATTAATGTTCCCATCTCTGCCAAATTTAAATTCCTGGCCGACCCAATCCGAAATCTTAGAGACTTAGCGGGAGTATCTTATAGCGGCGATGAGAGATTCTTCAACGGTAATATATCTCATCTCATAAACTGCTCAACCCTAAAGAATTACAGTCCCGAGGAAATTATAGTCGATTTTTATGATAAGGAAGATAGTATATATTCTCATGTCGAAAATATGATCTACAGAATTCCACGAGGCACTTCACTATATGTACATTATGATATAGGATTGAAGAAGGATAAAACTGGGATAGCTTTATGTTATTATGATGGGGAAAAACAAGTAGGAGAATATACACTTCCCAAATTCAAAGTTCCATTAGCATTTGTTGTTTCCAGAAAGAAGGGACAGGCTACATCACTAGACCACCTCTATCAATTTTTACAAGACTTAGTGAAAAATGGATATATCGTCGAGTTTAGTGCTGACTCTTTTGCTAGTGCCGGAATCTTACAAAATGCTGAAAGAGATGGAATTCCCTACAGACCCCTTTCCGTAGATAAAACTATGGAGGCTTATAACGTCTTTAAGAATATAGTAAATTCAGAAAGATTAGAGCTTCCTTATATCAACATACTTTTACGAGAATGTAGTGAGCTATTAGTGACTTATAATGGAGTTAACGGAGAGCATTGTAAAATAGATCACCCCTTAGTTTCAAGTTGTTATGAGTTTGATCATGCGGGAATGGAAGGGAATAAGCTAGAGGGGAGTAAAGACCTTGCTGATGCTGTTTCTGGTGCTCTCTTCAATTGCTACTATCACTATTCTAAATATCAAGAACTAGGAATGAATGGTGGAGTAAGCAAAACTATTCAATCATTCTCCTCTCAAACATCATCCGCCCTAGAAGAAACCCAAAAAATATTCCAGGGCATGTTAAATAATCTGTTCTAAGCGCGGGGAATATTTGGTGCAGGAGTTTTAGTCTTAGAACCATAACCCAAGACTAGAATTTTTGCACCAAGTCTCACCACGCATAAATAAAAATCTATCTCCCATTAAAAAAAATAACATACAGGAGGGGGATAGTAAGTAAACTTTCCCTGTATGTTAAACGTATAATAAAATAAATATGAATAAGAATCTTTATTTAAACAATAGCGAAAAAGATTGGCTATTAAGAATTAGGAGTATATTAAATAAAACAAAAAAAAACCAAATAATACTACCTCCTAATGATGAAATTTGGTATACTAGTGTTAGTGGAAATGCAATAAACTTTACTGATCTATCAGAGATAATAAAAAGTAATACCTATAATAACGGTAAAGGTATTATTAAGTTTAAAGAAGCTTTAACATCAATACCAGAAATATTTTCTTGGAATGAAGAATTAGTTTCAGTTGTCATTCCAGATTCCATTACTAGTATTGGAGGCAGTGTATTCTCTCAGTGTACTAGATTAACTTCTATTAATATTCCAAGTTCTGTTACTAGTATTGGTGATTGTTCGTTTGAATATTGTTCGAATTTAACCTCTATTAATATTCCTAATTCTGTTACTTCAATTGGTTTTGGAGTTTTTCGATTCTGCAAAAAACTAACTTCTATTAATATTCCAGATTCCATTACTAATACAAAAATAGATGATGAGACTTTTCATGGGTGCACCAATTTAACTTCTATTAATATTCCTAATTCTGTTACTAGTTTTGGGGAGGATGTATTCAAGGATTGTGTTAGTTTAACCTCTATTAATATTCCTAATTCTGTTACTAGTTTTGGGGAGGATGTATTTATGGGGTGTACTAACTTAACCTCTATTAATATCCCTAATTCTGTTACTTCAATACCATCGAGTATGTGTTATGGGTGTACTAGTTTAACTTCAATAAGAATACCTAGTTTAGTCACAGAAATAGGATATTGTGCATTCACTGGTTGTACTAATCTAGAATCAATAGTATGTGAAGCAATAAATCCACCCACAATAGAAGATGATGGGCTCGGTGAAGATGTGTTTACTAATACAGGTAGTTGTCCAATTTATGTACCAACAGAGAGTGTAAGTGCATACAAATCTGCCACTCCCGTTTGGAGTAAATATGAAAGTCGTATACATCCAATTCAATAAAAAAATTAGTTATAATTGTTCCGATTCTAGTAGTTATTATTTCCTTATATATAATATATTATAAAATTATATATATTATGAAAAAAGAGAATAAAAACTTTAGAAGAGGAAAAAACAATAAGAAGAAAGAACCAACTCTTAACCTTGGCATAAAAGTTGGAGATTGGTTTGAAGATATTGGTGGTTCTAAACATGGATTTGAGTATTTCTATATGGTAAAATCCTTGAATCAGGCAAGCGTAATACTTGTGGAGATTGGCATAGATGATGGAGAACTATCGGAAGTATTATGTTGGGACTATAAAATTAAGAACTTCAAAAAAGTAAAGGATATTCTAAAATACGATCATCTAAAACTAAAAAAGATAGGAGAAGATGAGGCAAAGAATCGACTTAAGAAGGTTAATGGTGTTTCACTAATATTAGAGTGCTTTGAAGTTGGTAAGAAAAAATCATCTTCCAAACAATCAACTACTTCTAAGGATGAACCTAAAGTTGGTGATTATTATCATTATAGTTCCCCTTTCAATGCTTCTTTTAATTCAAGTAGAGAATATTATGTAAAGATAACTTCTGTATCTCGCTTAGATATGGGAACTAGATTTGATAGATATCTAATTTCTGGTGATGGGTTTAATTACACACTAGATAACGGAATACCTAAAAAATTAAAAGAAGAAATAGCAATAAAATGGAAATTTCAAATAAAAGACGGTAGTATTATAGGAGGTCAGAAAATAACGAAGGAAGAGTATGATGAAAAACTAAGAGAAATTGAACATCAACTACAACCTGAAACTAAACCAACTACTGATTCTCTTTCAAAGAAAAGAATAGAGGAACCGAAAGAGGAATTAAACTTGAAAGTTGGTGATTGGTTGAGGGGTACTGAATACTATACTTGTTGTAGTCTAGATTTAGAGAGTATCTTTTTCGTAAGTAAAATAGAAACTGATTCTATTTTCTTGGAAAATGTAAGACCTAGAAATATAAGACTTGACCAATCAATAGAGAGTGAACCCTGGAATAAAGAAAGCTTTTTTAGAGAGGAAGGGAAAATTTACTTTAAATCAGAAGATCTCTTTATAGAGTTTAAGAAAATATCTAAAGAAGAGGTACTTGAAACACTAAGAAGTTGGAGTACTACTATCGATTGGACATTTAAACGACTAATGTTGATACCCAACCCTAATAAGAAGTTGATGACAATAGAGAATTTCTTAGAAAAAGGTATAGACTTTAGTGGGAAATGTATAATAGTTAAACCTCTTACTAGCGGAGTAGCAGCCTGTATAAAAGTTAACAGGGCAAAAAGAGGGGATAAGGTGTATATGAACGTAGCACATAGTTCAATAGTATTTTATCCAGAAATAGCATTTGAGATTCCCATTGATAGCAAAAATAGCTGTCATTACCGTACAGAAAAAGACTATCCGGCGGGAAAAGAGCTGCTTTATGATACACATAGTTTGATTGAGGTCATCTCAGAAGAAGAATTCATGACTCTTAGAAATGAAGTCAACCTTCAAAACTCATCTTCCATAAAATCAACTACTCCCGAAAACAAACCTAATACAGCAAAAGATCTTGGCATAAAAGTTGGAGATTGGTTTGAAATGCTTCAGGTTTGTGAAGAATCCAAAGGTATGGAGAGACGATTCTTCAGAGCAGAAACAGTTAATCCTGATAAAATATGGTTTAAGGAAGTGAACGTAATAAAAAGCCCAGAAGTAGAAAACCCAGATGTAGACCTCCCGTTAGAGATTGATGAAAAACCCTGGTTGATAGAGAATTTTCACAAAAATGCTGATGGAACCTTCTTTTGTTGGGAAACAAAAGACAGTCGTCGGTGGGATTTTGAAAGAAGAGATATAGATGTAGTAAGAAAAGAAGTAACTCATTGCCTTAATTTAGAAAATAGGGGTATATTACGAGACCTTAGTTTACTAGAGACGAAATCAGAAGAAAAACTGAAGAAATGTTGCTATCTAAAGTATGTTAAGGATAATGAGGTATATTATCTTCATGACCCCAAGTATGAGACAAAGAATATACTTGAACAAGAAAAATTCTGTGTAATAGCCAGTGGAATTACAATTATCAATAATCGGATTAATCATCACTCTTGTAATGATGATGAATTAAATCTTATTCGATTGATGTTCGATAATGAAGAGGAATTTTTCAATAAAGTCACAGAGATAAGTGAATATGAGTATCATACTTTATGGCATGATTTGATATAAAACAAACAAAAAAAAGAATGATTAAGTATAAAAGCTTAGTCATTTTTTCTTTAAATAATATAAAAAATGAAAATACTAAGAACAAAAAGTTATTCTCTTAAAGATACACTAAAAACAATGTTTAGGGGTGCTATAAAAGAATTGGGAAAGGAATATGAAGATGAGATTGGTGGTGAGACTATTTTTGGGGTTTTACCTATTGATCGTTTTGTAGATAAAAGTCGATTCCTGGGAAAGAACTGTACATTCAAAGTAGAGTCTGGAAGTTTTGAAGTTGAAGGAAATGCGGATTCTAAAAGTTTTATATATTGGAGTTTAAGCAATGAGTTTGAGCCTACTTCTGCATGTCCTAGAGAGTGGAAATCTTTTTTAATAACAGGTACTTGTAAGGATAAGGAAACTATGGCTGTTAGTATCATTTGCAAGGATGGAAAAGTTCTAACAGGAAGAGCAATGATAGAACTCCGATAACCTAACTCGATAACCTTATAAATGATGGGAAAAACTTTTGATGTAGGAGACTATTTTATAATTAATGGAGAATTTATTAAAAAAACATTATATCCAGAAGAAAAACTTATGATTCCAACCAGTGATTTTTTACTAAATGAAAAAGCAATCTCCGAGTTTGTAAGTGGGAGATTTTTTAGATGTATAAAACCATTTCTATCTTGGTTAAAAAAAGGAGAAACGTATTGGTTTGAGTACCATAATGACGGTAATTTTGAGATTAGAAGCGATAATGAGTTAGGGAAAAAATTTAGTATGACGACTTATCAGCTTTTAACATGTTTTGTTCCTATAGAATGTGAAACTAATATGAACTATACTATGGGATATTTTTATAAGTTAGGTCAGTTACGTGTTCATGAAACAAATATATATGATATAATAAAATTTTATGAAGAATATAATGAACCTAATCGATAAAAATTAAAAAGGAGGAGTTAAGATTAGTGTTCATTTCCCATGTATATTCCTATCCTCGGAGTATGTATCTGTTAATTCAGAACATGGGAACAAATAATAAAATACAAAATTATGGGAAAGTTAAAAAAAGAGTTAGAGAAAAAGAAAAAGCAACTTAGGGACTTAAAAGATGAAATAAAAGAATTAGAAATTGAACTAGGGACATACAAAAATCCTCTCCCAGATTTGAAAGGAAAAATAATAAAAAGGAGTGTATCTACTATTACTCTAACTGGTATTTCCTGGTTTAGGATAATAGGGGATGCAGAACAAATAGATTGGGGATACACTGGATTTTATGGGATTTTTATAACCATCACAGAAGATAAAGGAAATAAAAGGATAAATATAGAGACAAACCATTACCACATCATAGACTGGGAAGATTGGGATAATGGAGAGTATAGTATTGTACCAAGACAAGAATTTGATGAACTCCTGGAAAACTGGCTAGAAAGAAATGCAGATATTTTAAACCGAGAATAAATTATGAAACCTAAAGAAGTAGTAGTTGGTGATACTATTCTAATCACAGGGAAAGATGAGGATAAACTTCCTTATAGAATTATTTTTACAGTATCAGGAATAGAACAGGATAACACCCGTACTGTATTTTCTGGTATAGGAATGCATATTATAAGATCTGGGAGAATAAAAATTGAGACTATAGACTGGTATTCAATACTATATAAGGACGGAAAAACAGTTAATATAGAAAAAGTAAGTGGTGATAGAGTTGAAACCGAACTTCTCTCAGCCTGTAAGAAACTTATGGGGGTGAAAGCTGAGATAAGGCTAAATTCTTAAGGCAATTTTGATTTGGGAATTTTTAAGCAAATGAAGACTTTACGTTAAGAATAAAATAAAAATGAAATAGAAGACTTAGGTTTTCTATTTTATTTTATTCATTTAAAACTTATTAATTATGATAATATTACGAAAGGGAATTACATTAGAAGAATATCAACAGAAAGAGTTTGGTATTGTAGGTGATTCTGTAAATAAGCTAAGAAAAAAAACTTGCAAATAAACTGACAAAATCGATTGAAGGGAATATAATCGCGAGAGAATATAATATAGGAAATTTGAAAAACGAAGGGATAATAAAACTCCCAAGTAGTAAAGCCGTTAGAACAAATGTATATAAAGAGGCTCAAAAAAGAGGAGCTAGAATTTCCCGCCTAGATATTAAAACTAGCAAAAAACCACAGTTTCCACAAGTTATGACAAATGAGGTGGCAAATAGATTTTCAAATGCAGAAGATATAACTGAAAAATTTAAAAATAAGCGAAGGAGAGTTAATGGCCTAAGAAGATCGACAGAGAGGGGAAAGATGAAGTATCAGATAATAATTCCACCAAGATTACAGGGAATTGACCAAATCTCACATGAAATTGGCCATGTTTCTAATGACCAAAGTAAAAATCCCATAATAAAGTTAATACACAAAAAAGCCGGGGAATCAATACCAGTCTCTAATGAAAACTATGGAATGGTTAAAAGTTTGATGGGAACACATAGGAGGTCTGGGATAAAGAATGTAATACAGGACATTATAAATGAAGGTAGTATTATAGCTGAGGAAGGGAGAGCGTCTAAGCAAGGATTAAGGGTATTGAGAAAATCAGGTGCTACTAAAAAAGACATAGAAACTGCCAAGAAAAATTATAAACTAGCCCTGGATTCTTACAAAAATAAAGGATTAGCTAACATAAAAACTACTATAAGAAATACAATCCAACCTAAAAATTAACAAAACAGATATGGAAAATAACAAAATAATTATACTAAAGCACCACATAGAGATCCTTCCTTTATTTTCGTTTATAGATACTTTCTGCTATGACTATATGATAATGTTATTAATTCCGAAGGCCTATAAAATACCGGAAGACCTTAATAAGGTAGGAAGAATTGTTGACTCTACCGTATTAGATGACAAGTGGACAGAACTAGATGAGGAGATTGAGGTAAAGAATATAGACATAACCAAGTATACTCTATATAAGCTATATGGATATTTTACGATACTCTCCAGAATATCATCAATAGAAGAATCCATAATATATGAGTATGTGGATAGAATAATAGCCTATAACAAAGAATATGGAGAGGTAGTAATAGTAAGAAAACCTATCCGACACCCCTCTGATTATCCTCCCTCCATTGATATTAGTAGTTGTTATCAAATAGCACTAATGATCCCAAAAGAATATAAGCTGCCACAAGACATAGAATCGAAAGGAAAGTTCGTAGAGAAGATTAAAACATGTCGGTGGAAAGATATAGATGGGGTGGGATTATACATGGATATTACAGGGTTCAATATTTTCTTATTCACTGACCACTTTCTGATATCAGATGCGGAGACTAGTGATAAAAGAATGTTATATAAGTATGTAGATGAAATAACCGCCTATAATAAAGAAAGGAATAAAAAGATATGAAACCAAACTATAAAATTACTAACAAATGCATTATTCTCTATGATTCATATCTAATACCTAAAAAAGAGTATAGACCAATACTCGAAAAGATAAAAAAAGATCATCCAGATAAAGATATAGTAAAGAATAGGAGTATTGCTGGTATGTGCCTTGAATGGGCTGTTCATAGTTTTCTTTATAATTACCTTAGATATGAAGAAAAGAGAACAAAAGATACAGATTTAGAATGGCCAAGATCTACAAAAGAAAAAATATTATATACTATTTTTGGGATTTTAGTGTGGCCATGGTTAAAATAAAAGAAAGGATTTAATATGAAAATAAAAAGAAAACTTTATTCCGATATTCCCATGACTTTTGAGATTAAGGAAATAGGAGAGGATAATGAAGGTAAGTTTGCTATAATATCTGCAAAAAATGACATAACCGGAGAAATTATAGAGAAGAAAATGTATGAAAATAAATCCTATGATTCCGAAAGAGATTTTAGTGACTCTGCCGAAGAAATAGGTGCTGGTGTTGCTGCCACAGGACTTGGTGCGGGAGCTGGTTATCTTGGTTATCGTGGAGCTAGAAATTCCGATAAGGGGTCAGAGAATATAGCTGATAAAATTAGAAATAAGAAATCTGGAAAAACAAATAAACCTGGAATAACCGACATAGAAGTTAGAGGAGAAAAATACCAGAAAGTAGCGGATAAAGTAGAAAAAGCTGGTAAAAAGATTTCTGATTTTGCTAAAACTAAAGGTGGAAAAGCAGCTCTTATTGCTACTCCCGCTGTTATAGCCGGAGGAACTACTTATATATCCAGAAGAAGAAAGAGAAAAAATGAATCTGAGGAAAAGTAATCTAATCCCTTATATATGTAATTAATAAACATATGTAATATTATGACAACTGAAGAGATTTATATTGAATTAATTAAAAATGAAAAGATAGCTAAATTAGAGAAGGAGGGTAAGGGAGTCTGGTACATTGAAAATACAGTAGATGAAAGAAGATCAAAGCCTACTTCATATTATCCAAGTCTTAAGGAGGCTATAAAAGGACTACAAAATAGCTCAAATTGGTTTTGTCCAAAAGGAACTGGTATTATATATTACGTTGGATTTGGTATTAACTCCCCTAAAATTGCTGTATATAAAGGGAGTTGGGATAATGAATTTGGAGAAATTCTAATAAAATGATAGAGAGATAGAAATATCTTTCTATTTATTTTCATTAATTTTAAGTAAACATGATTATACTAAGAAATAAACAGAAACAATTCTCTAAAAAGGATGACAGAGAAATTGTAGATAAAGAAACAGCCGAACGTGGAAGAAAAGAAGGTGTCATCCAGAAAAAACCTAATGGAAAATGGAGTATAATTTCCTATAAAGCTAATCCCCCTAGATGGTGGACATGTGAAGAAGATTCTAAAGAAAAGTGTGAGGAAATATTAGCTGCCTACCATGCTAATAAACACTAAATTATCATGAAAATACTACGACAACAAATAAGCCTCAAGGATTTTGATCAGGAAGACATATATAAATTTTACTTATATGCAGGAAAGGATTTATATGATAAATATGAAATGCGATCAACTACAGATAAACTAAATAACATAAAAAGGGGATCATTTAAAGTTTCTGATCTCCCAAAAGAAGTAGAGATTAACTTTCCTGCAAATAACCGAAATTATAAGTCTGGATCTCTTATATCTGTTTGGGATCACAAAATGAAGTTTGATAGACAGCTTGATATTCCTCTTTATATAAATGATGGAATAATAACTTTCCCTGAGGGTAGTATATATAGACCACTTGCCTCAATTCTCCCTAAATATCATAAAAAGGATTGTGGTTGGGAATATAAGTTTGTTAGAATAGGTAATTATCCCCCAAAGCCTATAATTACTGTCCCACTACGAAAAGAGGGTTGGGTAAGTTTATATAAAGCTTTTCTTGAGTTCTTAATTTTCTTACGGTTGTTTTATGGATCAGAGTTTAAAATTTTCTTAGATCCAGAGAAAACACCAGCCCTATATCAAAAACAATTTTCCATAGTTGCTACTTTAGTTCCCTCTATATTAAATTTAGGATTAGCAAAAATAATGAAAGAAGAGGGAAAAAGATTATCTATTAAACTAACAACTTCATATAAAGGGAAATTTAATGAGTCTGTTTATAAAAAAATTATAAATTATGTAAAGAAAAATTACCAAGATTTAATAATAGTGAATCTCGGTACTGGATCATTCTATACCAACCCTGCAAATTGGAATAAAGAACAGATAGATAAAATAAAAAAACATGGAGATCCTGAAAGAAAAAGAACAATATTAGATTGGATTCTTTGGGCATATAACAATAATAAACACGTTATATGTTATTCAGAACTCGATACTCCCATTGCTTTGGCTCATGAAATTGGACACTACTTGATTGATAAAGCTGGTGGCACTAAAGCTTGGCTACAAAGTAATGGAAAAAGAAATATGTTTAATTCAAAATTTATATCCTTTGTTGCATTTTGTTGCGGGCTAGCAGGAAATACTGGAGAATTAGTTGGAATAGTATCTAACTTCCTCCTTCGTTCTCCTCTCCTCTATATTGAATTTTTAGCCTCTTACAATGGTTATCAAGTATTAACAGATTGTGGAGTTAGTGAAAATGATTTGAAGGAAGCAAAGGAAATGTTTAGGACTGCATGGGGAACCTATCTAAGTGGCACTATAAACAAATCAAAGTGGGCTACTTATGGAAAATTAACTAGAGGTGGAGCTAAGCTAATAAAAAACAAATTTGGAGGTAACAAATGAAGATACTACGTAAAAAATCTAAAGAAAAAGAGAAAGAAAAAGATCACCAACAACAATTTATAGATGGGATGAAAAAGGTTGGTAATGAATATAAAAAAATAATGGGGGATAGTATTCAGGGTCTTATAGGTAAATAAAAGAAAGGAATTTTAATGTATAGTACTATAAAATTAGGTAGTAATGGAGATGACGTAAAAATATTATGTAATCTCTTGGGAGTTAAAGAAAGAAATGTCTTTGATTCGGATCTAGATAATACTATTAGAGGATATCAAAAAACAAACGGTTTGGATCCTGATGGTGTAGTTGGATTTAATACTTGGACATCTCTTATTATTGATAAAAAAAAGTCTGACTCAGGAAAGGTATTAAAAGAAGATTATATCACTTTCGGAAAAATGTTAGGAGTAGAACCCGAAGTACTTATGGCAGTGGTTAAAGTAGAAACTGGGGGAAGCTCTGGTTTTCTCGCATCTGGTCATCCTAAAGTTCTATATGAGGCTCACTATGCATATAATCTACTAAAAAAGGCTGGAAAAGGGAATATAGAAGAACTACTAAAAAAATATCCAGCTTTATTATCTAAGGTCTGGAATAAAAGTCTATATAAGGGCGGAGAAAGAGAATGGAACAGATTAGAAGCCGCCCGAAAATATATAGACAAAGAAATAGCAGACCAAAGTACAAGCTGGGGAATGTTTCAAATTATGGGAGTTAATTTTTCTAAGTGCGGTTGTTCTAGTATTAATGAATTTGTGAAACTAATGGAACAATCTGAATATTCTCAGTTTGTATTGGGTATTAGATTTATGAAAAATACAGGCCTCATTCCATATCTTCAGGCAAAAAACTGGGCTGAATTCGCTAGAAGATATAATGGAAGCGGATACAAGGAAAATTCTTATGATACTAAACTAAAAAAATCTTACTATGAATTTAAAAATAAGAGCGGGAAATAAATAATCCTGCTCTTTTTTCCTTATTCCCTTATAAATGTACAAAAATGATATTATGGTAACTACTTATTTTGATATTATTAAAAGAATTACCGCAGATTTAACAGAAGACGAAAAAACTACGCTGTTGAATACTACAAAAGAAGATACAGCTAAGTATCTAGATTTTAATTTTAATAAAAACAGTAGTAATTGGCCCAAAGAAAAACAATATATATCTTATCTTCTCAGTCAATTAATAAGAAAAGCTAACTATTCTTATTATGACGAGTCTAGTGGTATATGTAGAATAGGAGATTGGTATTGTTTATTTCAAAGGTTTGGAGATATATTTATCCTCGACGGGAGTAGTTCATTATCATACGCTCTACTAACCATACTTCTTGATAAGTACGAAATACAAGATAATCCAATGAAACTATTACAATTGGATTGGAAACAAGATTGTAGTGAAATAATAAATATAATATCAGATTTATTGTATAGTAACGGAGGAACTTTTCTGGGGATTTTCACTGGTAATGCCCTTTATCCTGAAAGAATATTAAAAGACTTCGATAAAAAATTGGTGATTCATCAACTTAGAATAAAAGAAGATAATATAAAGAGATCAATATTAGATGGTAAATTTTATAGTTCTTCTTATACTAATCTAAGAAGTAACCCACTTTTGATCTTAGTAGATGAAAAGGGAAAAGAAATTCCTAGCAATAGTTTTTATTGGAAGTTTTTTTTAACGAAACAACACTTAATACCCTATTTAGAGCATGTATTTGATGCTGTTCATCTAGACGCTGGTAGGAGAATAAGGTGGAAACTAGAAGAAAACTTGAAAAATAATCAAGATATAGAAAAAGAGTTGAATGAATTAAAAAAAACGAAAGAAAAGAGATTATTAATAGAGAATGATGGTTTATTTAAAATAATAACATGATGACTTATTATGAAATATTAAAGCAAAGTAGAATTGATTATAATAGCAATGTCTCTCGTTATTATTCTCCTTATCGTAATTTTTATCCACCTCTATTGAAATCACTAGAAGTAGATGCAACAATAAAAACTGAATTAGATTTGTTGGGAGTCATTAATACTATTATACAAAGATATATTGATGCTAGTTATGATTCTCCGTATTTTCATATGCTATCTAATGTGTTAAATATAAAGTATAGTGAGTATGGATATTGTGGTCCTTATGATATATTTAGTATGTATCCAGTTAGAGGAACAGTTTTGCCTATAATTATTATAGAATTACTGAAAAAAAAATATAACATATCGGATTACACCCAATTGTTTAATTCTACTACAGAAAATACAAGTGTTGATAGTATATTAAAGGAAACTAGAGATCTTATTCTAAATAATAATGAGATCTATGGATTTTACTATCCAATAGGACGATTTTTCAGAATAAAATCATTAAAACCACCAATAAATGTTTATAAATTTATAATAACTAAAGATAATTTTATAGACTGTATAAAAAATACTAAAATACGTACAATATGTGACTTTAGTACTACTACACAACCTAGTCCTATTAGTGGGTATTATCCTAGATCAGACTTACCGGAAAGTAATATCTTTAAAGTCATGAATACAAAAACAAAGAAGATAATTCCAATAATAGAACACAGCAGGAGAGATAGGGGGTGGGTGTTTTCATTAAATGAGGAGCATTTAAGAGAAAGGATAGAGTACATAAAGGGGAACATCACCCAACAGATAAACCAAGAAATTGATATGCATAAATATAATATAGCTAAACTAAAGTCAATTAAAAATGACAATACCTACCAAATTAATGAATTATCAAAATTATTAACAGAATACAACGATATATTTGACATATGGAAAGACTTTTAGAATTAAATGATATAGCACTATTACCAAGTGCTATAAACAATGGAAGAGAAGATAAATTTGATTTTGGAGTTGTAGATAAGAATGATAACTCTGTATCTCTTCCTATCTTTACAAGTCCAGTGGATTCTATTATTAATATGTCAAACTGGAAAGTCTGGGAAAAGTCTGGCATAAAACCCATATTGCCCAGAACAATTCCAATAAATATAAGATTGGATGGATGTCAATATTTATTTGCAGCATTTGGAATTAATGAAATTGAGGATAATTTTATTAAATTAGGAAAAAGATTATCTCAATTCCAATTCCATGTTTGTATTGACTGTGGAAATGGTCATGACGTTAAACTACTAGATCTTTGTGCAAGATTAAGACAATTATATGGTAGGCAAATAAATATTATGGCTGGAAATATTGGAAATGCTAAGATCTATCCAGAATATTGTAAAGTCGGAATAGATTATGTTAGAGTTGGGATGACTAGTGGGTCATTATGTATTTCTCAAGATAAATATGGATTTCATATTCCATTAGCCTCTCTTTTAATGGATGTCGTGGGAATAAAAAACACTGCATGTATTGGTCTAAATCAAACTAAAATTATAGCAGATGGAGGTATTTATTCACATGCCGACATTCTAAAAGCACTAGCTCTTGGTGCTGACTACGTAATGTGTGGAAGAATCTTTGTAAAAATATTAGAAGCTTCGGGAACAGTTTATAGAAAAATAAAAACACCCGAAGGAGGAGAAATTCTAGAAAGCGTTTCCCCAGATATAGTAAAAGACACTCCACTCAAGGAATTAAAGTTGAAAAGATTCTACATGGGAAATACAACAGACTCGGCTTTAGAAAAAATGGGTAGAGACAAGAATACCACTTATGTAGATGCTAAATCTGAGTGGATAGAAATAAACAGTACATTAGAATCTTGGCTAATGGGATTATATGATGTTTTTAATTATGGTTTTACAATGTCAGGAAGTAGAAACTGGGAAGAATTTAAAAATAATATAAGATTTGGAAGGGTTGAATAAGACCTTTTAATATCCTAAATACAACCGGACTCTATATTATTCTGTTTTTATGAGGAAACATATTAAATTAACAGTAACATTAGTAATATTAATTATTATAAACTTACTATCATCTTGTTCTAGAAATTATTATATCGAAATAGTGGACAAAAACGGGTATTTAATAGACTATTGGGAAAGTGTCTATGAATATTCTATAGTTGATTCTATTATTTCGATAAATGAGGGTATGTTTACTTATAAATTAAGACCAGGAGATAAATTGAATATTAATTATGATAATACTTATAGATTTTGATGGAACATGTAATTGGCAACTTCCAGAACCCGGATGTCCATTAGAAGATCCACCTAGAGTTTGCGAAGTACTAAATAGATTAATTAGAAATGGTCATAAATTGGTTCTTTGGACTTCTAGAAATAATTCCCAAGATAATCCATTTAATTACTATGAACCAGGAAGACTAAGAGATGAGTCCTCCTTGGAAGAAGCTATAAGATGGTACAGAGAACGAAATATATTACTGTCTGGAGTTAATGGATATTATGGAGAAGAACAATTTCTAGGAACAACTAGAAAACTACATGGGGATTTACTTATAGATGATATAAGTGTTGGAATTCCTAGAATAGAAAGCGAAATTGACTATATAAGATACTACGATGGGGAAATAGTTAGAAATTACTATACTTATTGTGTAGATTGGATAAGACTTGAAGAAATGTTAATAGATAGGAGAATATTATGAAGAAAACAAAAGATTATCTATTTTTCTGGGGAGGAATTTTAAGTAATTGGGCCAATGTTCCTGGTGGAATAAAATATCAAAAGAAAACATTCCCAACCTCTGAACACTTATTTATGTGGTTAAAAGCACATGTCTTTGGAGATTTAATTGCAATGAATGATATAGAGAATGCAAAAACCCCTAAGGAAGCAAAACAAATAGGAAGAAGAGTAAGTGGATTTAATGAAAAAAGTTGGGAAGTAGTTAGAGAGGATTTAATGTTAGTAGCCCTAAGAATGAAAGCAGAGTGTTGGCCTGAATTTAAAGACATTCTCACAAACACCTCACAGACATTTGTAGAAGCTAGCCCATATGATAGAATCTGGGGGATTGGACTTGAAGAAAATAGTCCTGGAATTGAAGACCCAAAAAACTGGAAAGGAAAAAATCTTCTGGGAAAATGTTTAGGTGTCATAAGATCTGAATTATTATACAATGGCGGGAATAATAGAGCTCAATATATGGTATGACGAAATTGCTCATTACTGTCCTGCACAATGTTATTACTATTTTAAAGAGGATAACGTAGCTTATTGTATTTATCTACGTTGGAGACATAAGGATCCTTGGAGTGTTACCCTTATTAGATTTTTTGGAGACTATCAAACGGACTTAGATTTTATTTGTGCATCCTGGACTAGTATTAATCTTAAAAAAGATTATGGGATAGATGACGATTTAGAAGAATTAAAAAAAGAATCAATAGAGGTCGTAAAAAAAATAGTAAAAAAATGAAAGCAAAACTTCTAAAAAGGCTTAGACAAGACGCTGAATTTAGTATATACCTAATTAAAGATATCTCTACATCAGAGTACCTTATTAAAGAAAAAATAGTCGAATTAGGAGGAATCTACTCCAAAAATATCTATAAAACAAAAGACTGGAAAAAGGCAAAAAAACTTCTCCAGCAAGCTAAAAGAGAGTATATATTAAAGAACGCAGGTATAAAAATAATAAAACTATGAAATATTGGATAGCTGTTGATAGAGCAGAAGAGGACATAACAATATTCAAAGAAAAACCAAAAAGAGATGAACAGTTTGGGTATTGGATTGGTGTGGAACTTGGATCCCTCAGAAAAGATTTCCCAGGATTAGCATCATTAACGTGGAAATCTGAACCTAAGGAGATCGAAATTAAATACCTAAACAATAATACACTCTCTAAGGGCCCGTTGTAATAACGAGCTCTATTTATTTTTTTTTGCTCGAAGAAAAAAAAAGAGGATTCACTTAACGTAAATCCAACCTATCTCTTCTTTAAAAGACAGGTAAGTTTGTTTTAAATATTGAGCTAAATTAACCATATCACCATTGGATACATATAATTCTAATGTTTGTAATATATTCCAAGGTACCATTGCGAAATTCGAAAACAAAAACACGTTATCTATATAATTAAAAGCGTTTGATGTTAGATATTTTTTAGGAATTCTCACTAAAACATAACGTCTTCCAGCTTTGATGTTGATTATCTGACCAAAACTAGAGCCCTTTTCTTTAAAAACAATATAATTTTTATTCAACATATATATAAGGAAGTAAAGAAAAAAAATAGACAACTAGTGATTAAGTCTATTTTACTTGCGCTTTGGGGGAATTACGATATCCCAACCTATTGATTAACAGTCAATCGCTCTGCCTTTGAGCTACCAAAGCGTTGTAGTCCGTGCGGGATTCGAACCCGCGATTTTAAGAATGAAAATCTTACGTCCTAGGCCAACTAGACGAACGGACCATCTCATCAGTTTTTCTATTTGTGTTATGATTTTTTTTTATTTCATATATAAGGATTTTAGGGGTTTAGAAGAGAAAAATAATAAAAAAAGCGTCATCACGACGCTTTTCATTATTAACATAAAAACCCAAATAATGAATGAATCTCTATATATAGAGATTTAATATGCTTTTAGAACGAAAAAAAAATAAACCGGCCCTCCTTTTTACTCAGGTTTCTACACCTCAGGGCTATCAAGTGTTTAGGTGTGTGGGCCGGTTTCTTGAAAACTATGTCATATATAAAGTTTTAAAGGGTTTTTGAGACGGTAAAAAAAACACCAGAATAGCCCGAAGACTATCCCAGTGTCTGAAGAAAACAATGTACATATGCTTTAATAACCTTCCAAATACAAACAAATTATGACCAAAGTATGAAAGGATTTATTAAAACAAAAAACATGATTTGTTGAAGATTGTCGGGTATGCAGAGACTCGAACCTGCGATCTCTTGGTCCCAAACCAAGCGCGATACCAACTTCGCTAATACCCGATAATTGTTGTGGTGGTGGGTAGATTCGAACTACCGTAGTCCAGATCCTTTTCGTCTTGGTTGAAACTTATCCTCAAGCAACCTTCAAACGACTACTAATTCTTCTGGTAGCACATCCTATCTGCTTCACGCCACCAACTTTCTGTGACTATGGTTGGATTCGAACCAACGTGAGGTTTCCCTAACGGTTTTGCAGACCGCCCGTTTCAGCCACTCGCGCACATAGTCATAGTTGTTGTTCTGGCTGGACTCGAACCAGCGACATTCAGAACCAAAATCTGACGGTCTATCCAACTGGCCTACAGAACAATTTATATTTGCGGAAAGAGAGGGATTCGAACCCCCGGACCCTCGCAGGTCAACGCTTTTCAAGAGCGCCGCATTCAACCGCTCTGCCATCTTTCCGAATAGCAAGGGACCCATAAGATCTTGCCTATAGGACCCTCGATTGCCTTCCCTATTGATGAGGGATGCACTTTTTTTAACGTCGACCATGACAATAATCACAGTCTTGATAGTGACATATTCCACCCTTATATCCAGTTCGATATAAGATATATTGATGATTGCCTATTCTGACAACCTCAAACCGCTGGTCGTTGGAAATGTCAATTACTTTTTCACTCTGCTGTTGTTCTGTATTACTACTACATCCACAACAAACGAATAACGTTAAAATTAATAACAATTTTTTCATATTTGTTATTTTATTAGTAGCGGGGGCTGGATTCGAACCAGCGTCATTCGGCTTATGAGACCGAGCAGGAGCCTCTCCTGTCCACCCCGCGATATTATTTCTAATTAAATATTTAATTTAGTTTCAATTTTTTTCACAATTATAAGGATTTGAGGGGAATTGAGTTAACATTTTGTTAATTAAAAGATGAAGAATCATTTCTATACACACTTCAATAAGCGATTCCCTCTCACTCGTACTAAGTGAATCATGTCCTCTCTTACTATAGGCTATTTGATAGAATCTAGTCCCATCTTCCACTAGATAGCTTCTTATATCAAGTTCATCATTCTCAAGAATTTTATTTGGTAATAACTTAATTAAACTACCTAATGACCAACACGGGTAGATTTCATAATTTTCCACTGCCCACTTATCTACTTCTACCCAAGCTATTTTTTCCTCTGGCTCATCTCCGTCCATTAAATCATACCACATATCAGCGGTTTCTTTAGGTAGACCGGCTTCAACTAATTTCTTTGCGTTATTATAAGTTGTCCAACCAAGTAAATTATTAATTATTTGTTCCATTGTTTTTTTTATATTAATTAATCATATAAACATGAAAGCATATAACATATCCTTGATAATCCTCCGGAAACTCACAATCATCATAGTATTCACATTCATTTATTTGATTATAGGTTCCCAAATAAGGTCCCCACTTATATGGTCTAAATCCCCCAGTCTTACCCTTATTCTCCTCCGGGTGCCAATCAATTCTATATACACTGATAAAATAATTATGTTCTTTATCTTCATAGTATGGAGATAAATATTCTTTTATTTGCTCAATGTTATCTGCAAGACCATAAGGTTCTTTATCCTCCAACCAATTATCAAAGAATAAGACATCATAATCTACTTGTTCTTTATTTTCGAGTCCTTCGATAATCTCGGGGAAGTGTATATCCTGAGATGAACTAAAAATTCCCTCATCAACTCGGGCACTATCGTAGTCATAAAGAATAGGTACAGCATTCTTCAGATACTTCTCCCTATCTTCTTTAGTCTCTTCTGGAAAACATTCTATATATACTTGCCTAAGTCTATCTAAGGCATTTTCTTGTAACTTAATATCTACAATCATATTAATTAATTTTTCTTATAACTATCAAATGGACATTTTAAACATGGAAAAGGAACGTTATCCTTTGTTAATAATTTCCCTTTTCTATCCAATATTTCACAGTGAGGTTCAAAATGATCTAATGGCATTGGAAAATCCTCCCAAAAATGAATGCAGCTCTTGCATAAATCCTCAGGCATATGTTCACGCACATAATCCCATGTTATTTGCTCCTCTATTATGTCAGGGGTACTAAAAATAACCGGATCGTTCATCTTATTACCGTCACACATATAAAATGAATTAACATCATCTACCGAGTCAAAAGATCCCTCAATCCAAGGTAATTCTTGAAAATCCTTACCATCATTGTTATATGCTATAAAATATTTCATTTTTTCTTAATCTTATTAATTATATAAAAATAACTAGAAAGTCCTCCAATAAATAATATTATAAGAACTATACTAACTAATTGCATGGATTAATTAAATTTATACATTCCTTTTTTAGCCACTAATGCCAATCCATCTTTAATTAAACCCAAGTAATCGAATTTATGAATAATTAACCAGGTTTCTAGCCACCGGTAATCTTCAAATCCAGGTTGACAATCATCATCCCAACACCCATCACTATGATACTTAATGGAAATACTATCAGAATTAATATTAAAGTTGTATTTTTTACCAAGTTCCTCCTCCTCTTTCTCTGTCATATATGATAGTGGTCGAAGGTAAGGTTTGACCTCCTCAATCTGTGGAGAACCGTTTGTACCCGACATAAATGGTTTAACTAAACTTACTCGGCCACAACCAATTGCAATAATATTATAATCCTCAGAATCCCATCGAACTAATAGGTGATTGTCAGTATTTAGTAAATCCGAATAAAGAACTTTTATTAAGGCCTGTTTCTTTTCTTCTATCATTTTTTTATTTATACATATCTTTTGGAGCCTCTAAAGCTAGTTTAAGGCCCCTATAGTTAATATGAATTGAATTAAGGTAATCATATGCCTCTATTACATCCTCAACCCATCTTCCAGTAGGAAAGAAAAACTCAATACCTAAAGCATCATTTATTTTTATCCAATCTTCATCATTACCGTCTTTATCTATCTTAAGGATATCAAATAATTTGCACATTTCTTTATCAGTCATTGAAGATACTGAACGAAGGTATGGTCTAATAAACTCTACCGGTACCCCATATTCATCGTTTTCATATCCCCAAAGCATTCCAAATCTCCCTTCACACGGATATGAATATAATATATGGGGCTCCTTTGATATATCTTCTATGGTTTTTCCTTTGTATTTAAGGCAAAACTCTAGTTTCTCTTTGTATGGTTCATTAGGTAACCACTCTAGGTACTCTTTAAAATCTATTGCAACCTTAGTATTATAAGGTAATAATTCTAGAAGTACAATATTTAATAATGATTTTTCTTCTTTTGTCATTTTATTAAATCTTATTAATTATGTTTTTCATTAAAAAACCCACGATCCTCCAAAAAAATTATCTTGATATTTTATTTCTTTCAAGTTTGTCTTCGGAATATAACTATCAAATGGGCATTTTAAACAAGGATATGGAACAGCGGATTGTGATAACAATTTTCCCATTCTATCTAGTATATCACAGTGTGCTTCATAGTATACTGCCACATCACGACGATAGTAGTGACTACAGCTTTTACATAAATCTTCACAGGATAAGTGAGCATATACATACTCCCAAGTTAATTCCTCCTCCATTAAATTATCAGGAGTACTAAAAATAGCCGGATTGCGCATCATATTACTACCACAGTCAGCAATAAATGATTTAGCATCATTTATTGAACTAAACTCTCCTACAATAAGAGGTAATTCCTCAAAATTAATGCAAATATTGGTAGAATATGCTATAAAATATTTTTCCATAAATGCTTCCTAAGACACAATCTTATTAGTAGAAATTCTTTTGGACCACTTATTCTTAAGAAGAATAGCTAATTCCTCAGATGTATCAAGATACTGTCCAATACCAGACTCATAAGTTAATACATCACTAATAATATACTTCCAGGTTCTTACGTCATTAATACTCCACTCCCTATTATCACTAAAAAAAATTAGGAAATTCTTTTTCAAGTTTCTTTCGTACAGAAGTGTCAGAACTTTCATATATTCGTTTTAATTTTTCTAATATCTGTATATCCTCCATATGAATTTCTTTTATTTAGTGTTTTATTTTTAATTAACGTCATATATAAGGAAAAGAGCAAAAAAAAATATTAGAGAGATTTAATTTCTCTCTAATATTGTCTAAAGAACCTCTCCTTATTCTTCTAGCTTTTTCTTAAGCTCTTCGATTGACAGGTTCTCTAATGCTTCATTCTCTTTCTTCTGAATGATCTCTGCAATTCGTTGTCTTTTTTGCTTCTTGTCCAGATCGATTGCGGCATCATCCCTCTCTTGTTTCTTGGTTAGATATATATCCTTCAGAATTCCAAATCTGAGGGAGTTCAAGGATTCCACATTATCCTTGCCTTCGAGGAATGCCAGGTCGTCATCCTCAGCAGCCGACTTTTCTTTTTTTACAATGGCATTAGTCTTCTTAATCAGGGAAGATAATTCTGTCATAGTCAAGTCGAAGAGTTGTTCGACTGAGAGTGCACCCTTAGGGGTATCAAATCTTAATTTTAAACGTGCAGCTTTTTTGTACATAATATTATTTTTTTGGTTAAAATTGAATCTTTAATACTCTACTGTGTGATCCTTTAAGTCTCACAATCAACTCATCTCGAACAGTGGCATCAAACCCAAGGCCCGATAATTGTCCATCTGTTGACTCTACCATCGTGGTATTTGCTAAAACCTCCATGACTTTTCGGTGAGCAAATAATTCCGGGATCAAATTCTCGTTATGAAAACCTCGTATTTGTGTCGGAGACTTACAACCCTCCAACATGAAGAAGTAATGCTTATTTCCTACCTTTCCTTCCCAATGATTAGGAGAAAGGCAAATAAGATTTACTTTGTGGAACTGATTCGTCTCTAGACCATAAATCTCAGTGCTCATTTCGTTACTATCGGTGAGATATCGAGATTGTTCTATGTTCACCACACCATCATTAATAGTCACAATGGCAATGGTTTCGTTATCGCCAATTTTATGGTCAATGTAGTAACTATAGCTACTACCATTTATATACAGTTCTGCTCGGCAATCCTTATGTTTCCCACCGTCATAATTCTGAATGAAGAACTTAAACGACCCATTCGTTGGTATAGATTTATAGTAGATATTTTCTACTCCATTTGTTTTCGGCCGAATCATATCTACATCCAAAGTTCCTCCTTGTGGACTAAGCCGTGTTTTGTTTCCGAAATAGATCTCATAATGATTTTTTCCTCCCCCGTCTTCTATACAGTGGGCGTCAAGATCTACAATATCCCTACCATCCTCATTCCACATTATCGAGAAGCGGAATGGGGCATCTACGACACCACCAGCAGCCTTTACAGCCTCCTTAATTTGAGATTTGCCAGCGAGATTTCCGGCGTATGTCCAAGAGTAATTGTTCGGCCACTTGAAAATTGGTTTACTATCTGGATCCTCTGAAGTTGTAAGAGTTACCATATTTCTCTTGTGCTGGTTGAGAAGAAATACCTCGACCGAAGTACAAGTCGGAAGAATATCAGACATAAACTTCTCTATTCCAACTGTCTCAACCTTATCAAATTCGCTTCTTTTATGGCGAGTGTGGGTTGGCTTCACGTCATCAAAAATAGACACTTTTTTAATAGCGCCATCTCCAGAGTTGATGTGAAGAATGTCCGAAGCTTTGATGTCCTCGATAGTAGCACATCTCCGAGAAAAAGATGCCTCATAACCATTTTCTTCAACAAACTTCTTAGCCTCCTCAATCTGTTTTTTAGTGATCGGGGCAGTGGCTTTCATATAATTAGCCGGATCAACTCTAAAGTTCCAGTCTTGACATGCTTCATTCAATTCCCTCCCTTCGGCCAACTCAGTACATAACTTACCAATAAGCTCGTTCTTAAACTTGGCATACTTAAATCCGACAGACTTTACCCAACACCAGATTTCTCGCTTATCTACCGGTACTTTCTGATATTCAGTTAGCATAGGGAGAATACCCTCAACCTTATGAAGGTGTGCATCCCCGTCGAGAAGAGATCCTTGGTTAATAAGGTCCCTCACTAGAAGAACTGTATCAATCGGTATTTCTTCCATGGTTCTACGAAAGACTGTGAAGTTGTCATAGTGTCTTCCGCGTAATGCTTCTACACTGCTTCCACTGAAATCTATGAACTGTCGAGGAATCTGAACCGAGAGATGATAAAACTCTCTGATTTCATTTGGCTTTACTACACCAAATTTCTTAGCCTCTTCTTCTGTATAGCACTTCACATTCTTCTGAAGTCCTAACCAGTATTTCTCTTGATCTTTCTTTATAGGCCTCTCATAACATAATTCATGAGAGAGGTTGTCATAGGTCTCAACAAAGACTCCCTTGATAGGAGCCTCTTTAAGCTCTTCTGACATTAATCTAAATGACTCTTTATATTCCTCATCAATATCAGGAATATCAAACAAAGTCATGATGTTAAGGTCAGAATCAATGGCCAAAATAGTACCATAGCGATGTATGAAGTTTTTGCAGGAATTACAATTATGCACAGAACTCTCAGGATCTCTAAAAACAGGATCCGAGATAAAACCGAGCAAATATGTATCCGCTAATTCATGCCCTGAGATACTACTTTGAAATAATTTACCTGTTGCACACATTTTATCAAACTGTGCCTGAATTTTTGGTGATATACTTTTCATTTTTTATTAATGTTTTTTTTATTCAATTATAAGGAAAAGAGGCGAAAAGAAAACAACCCTAAATAGAATATCCAATTAACAAATCAGTGAAATCATATTCTTTTTCCCCAACCATTGCATTTGAATTGTTTGTGGAGGATTCAAATATTCTCTCAGCATAAAGTTGTTCATATGCCAGGGTTTTTCCATATTTATTCAATAAAACATATTTATACCCAGTACATCTTCCAAATAGCCAATCTTCCTCAATACTAAGAACCTGAAATTCTTCCCGTGTTGATTTAAGAACTATTTTATCCCCTTCTGAAAATTTCATATTACTCATTACTTTTAATCTTGTTTACGAGGCCACCTTATTGATACAGACCAAAACAACCATCCAAAGATTATTTTATGTTCATCACATAATTGATACATAATGAATGGCAGAAAATGAATTTGAGTTACCCACCAGTTTTTTCCATCGTTGGAATCTTTTAAATTTTCTGGTATACCATTCCAAGTATTAATTACAAATTTCATTAATTTTTTCATAACATATATAAGGAAATAAAAAAAATACTACTATTAAAGTAGTATTCTATATAAAAGTACTCTGGGTGGGAGTTGAACCCACACGCCTTTACAGGCAAGGGATTTTAAGTCCCTCATGTCTACCATTCCATCACCAGAGCATCACAATTGAATGTCATTTTCTTATTCTTTAATGCAAAGAATATACTTAATTTCTTCACATATATAAGGATTTAAGGGGATTACGATTACAGTATGTTATTTTTCTTAATTATTGCAAATCCCTAATAATCTTAAGATTAATAACTTTTTTTATTCTAATTTAATTTTATGATTTTACCACACTCTGGACACTTCACATAATTATACTCAAATTCCGATTCATATGCATTAATCCTCTCATAAGACTCCTTTATGTCATCTTGAGAGTATAAAAATATAGAATTACAAGATGGACATTTTTTTCGCCACATCTTCCAGTTCTTTCCATGTTTAATAATAATCATGATTATCCTTCAATTATCAAGTTTTAATTTTTTTTTCTACTACCACGAACTCTTAACGGAATTAGCGATGAATTGCCCATAAATTTTTCATTCATTGGAATCATCACAATCCATAAGATTATTGGCAGCAGATTTATGGGAGCAGTTCGGGGTTGTCATGAATGTTACCAATGACCACTTTCCCATACATATTAATCCACTCCTGGTTTAATGATGATGGGCTGTATATTGACTCACTAATAGCTTGGAACTTTGCCCATTCATTATTCCAAACAATTTCGTGCATTATAGTTTCCGAGATTAAAATATCACCTTCAAAGATCTTATTACCATTTTTGTCGGTCAGCCCTGTGTACTGTCCAATAGTAGCGGGGTCAACACTACCACCTGTATACTCTATATTATGAATTGTTGGTGAAACTACGCCACATATTTTTCTATGGTATAAATCGCCATACACCCACTGTCCATTATCTAATCGTTTGCCTCGGAAAATTATTTGTCTATCCATTATCTTGAAGTTTATTTAAAAGCTAATCATGCCATATATCAATATTCCTGATTAACTCGAGTCCTACAGAAGATTCAGCACATATTACTTTATGCTTATCACGTGATCCTGTATAATCAGTTACTGATACACCACCACTGGTTATTCGTAATTGACAGTGCAATGCTTTGCATGGTTCCTCGTATCTCTTCATTACTTCTTTGAGGTCTCTTTCGAAATCATTTAAAAGTATATCCTGTAATTCTTCTATCTTGTCAGTCATTTTTTTTATTCCTCCATTGCTTTTTTAAAGTCCTGCGAAAGATGATCATAGGCTGTAGTGTATTTTTCAGCGTTTTGTTGTATCCATTGACAGGCCTTATTAATGGTATTATCTTTCTGCCACTGTGTGAAGTGATGAACTATTTCCCTAAATTCTTCAGGTGATAGTTCTCTTAGTTTATAGTTGCTTTTGTATTCTAGATTAATTTCTACATCTAATTCCTCAGTAGGCTTATTACCAAGTTGTTCTCTAACCGCTTCACATACATATTTTGCTATAGTGTATGCGGTACTATTGTGAGCAGCAAATTCACTTGGTTTATCCGTGTTTACCACTTCTCTGATAGCTTTATAAATTATTTCTTGATCCGTCATTATTTCCAAATAATTATGTTTTTTTTAATTTATTTCTATTTGATAATAATTCTAAAAGCTTGCACAAACTAATATCGGATATCTTGCAATTCCAATTTATTACTATCCCATTTATACCCTGCTTCATACATTTTTTGAAATAAGAAGTCTCGCTGTTCCTTAGTGGCTGGGGTAACTCCTTCGATACTCCATAAATCTGGTTTGGATATACCCATTCCATAGAACTTTTCGCTATCACAAAAATACCAACTACTTATTACTGTGTTACCATCTACATCTAGGTCTTTAGTCAAAGAATCAAAAATCAATATACATTTATTAGCTTGTAGTATATCACCTTTCTTTACATCTTTAATTGTCCAAAGGTGGTAGTCATCATCAACAAAACAAGGGATAGGAATTGACTGATTGCCATCTACCCAATTAATACAATATCTGAGCATTCCATGACCATCAATCTTTATTTCGTTTATGTTTCCAATTACACCTTTCTTATTTACAATCCAATCTCCAACATTAAATTTGTGTTTTGGAATGTCGTAACTGGAAGCTGGTACACTTTGTTTTTCAAGCCAAGTTAGTTTCTTAAAAATTGTATAAAGTTGGCATGGTGTTATATGATATGTTTTCCCAAGAAGATTATCGCTTCTTACATTATAATTATCATCACCAATATATTCAAACCAATAAGTATGCCCTTCTTTGAAATCAAGAAAGTCTGCATGACATTCAATAAACCCATCACCTACAAATTCTCGTTTTTCTTTCTCTGCTTCATCGAAGTTCACAAGTTCTTTCTTGCCTTGCTTTTCAAGCCAAGAAACCCAAGAATCGTATTGTGCTTCATGTTTTGATGGAAAGCAACCTTGTTTTTTCATCTCAACAAAACAATTAAGGATTTCTTCTCTTATAAGTTCGTCTTCACTTTTCTTAAGATCAGGAAAGAGTTTTAATATCAATTGTCTTGTAGCACACAAATCCAAAGAGTCACAAGTTTTTAACTCCATTTTTGCTTTTTCTAAAGCTTCTTTGTACTTTTGTTCATAATTTTCCATAATCAAATATTTTAATAATTATCAAATTGTACTTCGAGTATCTTTTTTATGTTTTGAAGGCTGCACCAGTAAGTAAATGATACAGCATAACGTCAACATACTTAAATTAGCTATTATACATATCTTTAGTGGCTTCAAGTGCAAGACCCATAGGAATCAAACCCCGATAGTCGAAGTGATATTTATTAAGCCAATCAAAAACTAAAATTACAACATATGAAGGTATTTCCGACAGATAAAACTCCAAACATTTAGAATTGTCATAAAATTCTTGTAATTCTAATTGGTAATATATCAGACCACTGTATCTTTTAAGGTTTTGAAACTCATTCTCTGTCATTGAAGATAACGGACGAAGATATGGTAAGAATTGACTATCATCGGTATTACTCCAAGAAAGCTCTAATTCATCATATAAACTTCCTGTTAATTCCCTATTGTAAGATTCTTTACACTTCCAAGTGTATAAACCAACAACTCCATAAGGCAATCTAGAACAGAGATCTTTAAGTAATAACTGTTTCTTTTCTTGTGTCATATTATTGATAATCTTTCCAAAGCGTACCTAACTTATTCATAAGTTCACTCTCATAATCATTCATTTCTGCAAAGGGAATGCAATTTAAAGGTTTTCCATCAGAAGGTCGTTTATAAGAATAAAGCTCTTCTATTTTCTTAAGATATTCCTTTACTTTAGGACTATATCTCTCCTTACAAGCTTCCCATCCTTGATTCCAGTCAACATATTTTTCATCAGTAACCACATCACTTATTTCAATAATTGTATGACAATGACCATCATCATAAGGAACATTCAAGCCACTCGTAAAGATATCTATAAACTCGTCAATATAATCGTGAGTAAACTGAGGATAAGTTTCATAGATGTTTTTCTCACCAAGGTCTTCTCTCGGACTAATCCAATTATGTTCACAAATACCGCCAAAACTACTACGGCGAACATAAGGTTCAAAATTATTGATTGCCTTCATAAACGGAAGAAACTTCTCAAAGACAGAATCTTCAACCTTGACAACATCTTTTACATAATCTGCGTCATTATAATCAGCAATAATAAGCAATTTTTTCATATTTAAATATTATACATACCTTTAATGGCTTCTAATGCGAAACCTCTAGGAATTAAGCCGCGATAATCAAACATACTTTTATTGAGCCAATCAATTAAAGGAAGTTGTGTAATTTCACTATAATCTTCATCTATATCTTCTTTAAGTGATTTGTAAATCTCTTTTTCAATCTTCGTCATACTTGACATTGGGCGGAGATATGGCTTACACTCTTCTATTGGCCACCCACCTTCTTCTGTAATATAAAAATTACCATCAATTTCAAAAATACTATCTAATTTAACATCTTCCCTACTATCTGGATCAAAAATATTTGAGGGAGTGTTAATGATAACTCCATACGGTAATCTAGAACAGAGATCTTTAAGTAATAACTGTTTCTTTTCTTGTGTCATTCCCACGGAAATTTTTTTAATGTGTCTGTGATCCAAAACAGCCACGCAAAACTAAGGTAATAATATCTTTTTCCTTTCCAAGTACACCAATTCAAACTAATGCTTGGAAGGAAAGTAAATCCTTCGTTAATTCTTTGTATTTTCATTGTTATTCTCCTTGATTAATTTAAACACAACGTTTTGATGGTCACTTCTGTCTTCACTGCTACACCAAGCTGCATCACAGATTCCGAAATCCTTTATGTCGCAACGGTTACACTGCAATCCTTCTTGTGCTTGAACAAATGGAATTGCCCTGTAAAAGTTTCCATTATATTCGATTTGATACCGTGCCATTATTCATCCCCTTTCGTCTAATAGGATATCAAATATCCAAGGGCCCAAGTCATTTCTTTTCTTCCTTTGTTATTGTGTTATAGATTCGCTTTGCGCCGCATTCACAACTCTGCGGTACCCATCCGTCTTTATCGCCCAAATTATCATTTGCCCATTTATGCCCGAATAACAGACAATGGGACTTCCATATCATTCTATCAATCCACTTTTTCATCTTATTACTCATTTTTATTCCTCCATTGCTTTTTCAAAATCAATAAAAAAGTCATCACTTATGCCGATCTCCCTTTTACTACTCCAAATATAGTGGATAATATTACCCGCAAGCCATTTAGAGGCTTTGTTGATAATTTGTTCTTTCTTCCAGTTGGCAAAGTGCATGGCTGTCTTTCTTATGTCATCATATCCGAATGGCCCTTCAAAATTCGGGTTTCTTATATTTCCGTGGACTAAAAAGTTATCAAATTCTTCTTTAAATTCCTCACTCTGATATTCAGCGGCGAGGGTGTTAATGAATTTTTTTATTTGGGTATAAAATTCATCATACCCATGTTGGTAATCACTACCTTTTTGTAGTGGACATCCAATTTCTTTTAGCCGTTCAATCTCGGCCTTTATTTTTTCATTATTTGTCATTGTGTTTATAATAAAGTCTTAATTCTCTACCTACAGACTTACCTTTTCTTATCTTACTAAGGTCTCTAAAATACCAATATAAGTCTAGTATTTCTTTAGGGTTGTCTTTATGTAATGTCCATAAGGCTTCGGCAATCGTATCACAAGCTTTTTTTGTTAATATTATGTCAGGTTGATGACATTGTAGGTCTGTGATTCTTGCCAGTTTAGCATTTTTCCTACTCATAGAACTTATTATTTAAAATCTTGATGCTGCCTTAACCAAGCGTCAAGAACTGAATCAGACTCTATAAATATTTTGTTTGTTAAATCTTTCCAGACTATAAGCGATATTATAGTCGCACTTAGCACTACACCGAATACAATGAAAGATGCTGTATTAAAAGATATTAACACGTATAGTATGGAAGGTACAATTCCTAGTGTCCCTATTATAGAAACAAAAGATGTTATACTCTCCCAAATTTTCAGTCTCCTCATTCTCTTCTTATAATAACGAATGTATTCTGTTTCATATACTTTCGTTATGGTTTTATCTGTCGCCTGTAGTGGGGAGACTGTTTTTATCTGTATACTTTTATAATCATATCCATTATCGTAGTAATGGGTATTTCCAGATACATAGTCATAACATCGTTTGAACCCATCTAGTGTTCTACTTCTACAAGAAAAATTCCTGTAGGGTCCAGACCATGCTTCACCTGCATTTATAATAAAATCAACTAATCCCATTAATGTTCCTCCTCCATTGCGTGTTTAAAGTCCTTTAATAGAGGACAGTCAGGGAAGCTGTAGCTAGCGTCATATTTTTCCGCGTTATGCTGGAGCCACTCGCAAGCTTTGTTGATAGTCTGCTCTTTCTGCCATTGTGCACGGTTATTAGCAAGGATATTTATTTGTTCGTATGTATAGAGAGTTTCGGAATGGTAAGAGTCATTCCTTGGGTCCTTAGAGTCATTGCTCGACTGCTCTTCTTCGGCAGGGAGGGAGTCGATGTATTTCTTCATCCACGCCAATGCATTTAACCAACCTAATTCCAGATTATTTGGAACAGTTGCTGGTTTCATTTCGCCTGTGTCAGTCAGCCGAACTTCTTGCCGCTTCTGCTCTATGGCTTTCAATAAAAGTTCTTTATCTGTTATTGTCATTATCTTGTTATTTAGTTGTTTTTTTTTGTTTTATAAGTCTTCGCCCATATCTTCGCCTATATAATAACCATCATCATACCCCTTTTTATATCCAGCATTAAAACCTTCATAATATATTTTATCATAGATTTCTTTGCCGACTTTAGCAATTAATTCTTCTCTTTCAAGTTCTGTCATTGCTTTTTGGTTTTAATCGGTTATCATTTCGTTCTCTTGCATGAAAAGCATCCAGTAATATTCATATTCTGCTTGATGATATGCTTCTTCATAGGCTCGCATTTCTGCTTCATATTCTGCTTGCTGTTGGGCTTCCATATAAGCCCTTTCCATGTCTTCTTCCGCTTGTTGGCGGTCAAATTTGGCAATTTCTTCTGGGTCTGTAAGTATGCCGAATACGGGGCTGATTCTGTATTTACTCATTGCTTTTTGGTTTTTAGTTGTTTACGTTTTTTCTTGCTCAACCGCCTACGCCCCTTGACTTGGGTGAAACCGGTGAGTTTTACAGGATCATAGGCAATCGTTTCGCTAGAATTACGTTGTGGCATAAAATAATTACTGTCACCTCCTAACATCGCTAGAGTAGTAAGATCTCTAATGTCCATATTCCAAAGTTTCTTTGTTTTAGAGATTTTTGTACCTTTGGGAGTTCATAAGCAATCTCTCTTTTCTTTCTTCTACTGTAAGAAGATAATATTCTCCAGTCTCCTCATTGAAATCTACTACATTATTATTTGGGAACTTGTCGTCATAAAACTCTGCCCATCTTTCTCTCAATTCGTTGGCATCCATAATTTTTTTATTTTAATCCTCAATTTTGTTATTCTCTGGTCGGCATTACATCTGTTTCATCGCGGATATCGCCAGAGTGTTGTTTCTCTTCTGGTAATTTGATGAATTTTGAGAAGTTGGTTTTCTTTAATCCATCACATGCCGCAAACCAGGTCATAATAAGCTCTTCTGTCTTATCTCCATCAACATATTTTTTCACATCAGAACAAATGGATACAAGAGCTATTGTAATGCCATTGAGTACTGTTGCGATGTCTTCAAGTTTAGTGTTTTCAACTCTTGAAATAATTTCTTGCGCAATCTCGACGGATTTTGTTTCGTCAATCTTTGATATTATTTTTTTGTCCATAGTAAAATTAATATTTTGTTGTTTATTCATATTAAATTAACTTCATTTATTTATAAGGGTTTTACTTTTAAAATCGACCCATCACATAAATCATAATCAATCTCCTTTTTTACTTAAAATTAGAAACCCATTAACCTTCTTTCCTAATTCTTTGTCTATGAATTGACAAGGACGAAGATTAAAATATTCCTCAAGATCGGATGCTTTAGGAGTTTTTATTATATTATTTTCTTCATAAAATTTTCTTAACATCTCTTTTATTTGTTTTGTAGAATATTTAGATCCAATAGAAAAAAGAGATGTTGGTGAAATATTATTAAGATAAGATATTGTTTTGATTTGTTTGATTATATCGGCTTCCCTATAACCCAATGCTTTAATCTTTTCAAAACCAAGAGTATTAATGTAATTTTGATAATCTAATGGTATAATCGTTTGGAGAATCTTAGTATAGTCAATGAAAAATTCCGGACACTCAAAATAGCAATCACATAACATTTTCATTCTTCTTTCAAAATTATTATCACTATTAAATTCTGATTTAAAATTTTTGATTACATTCTCTACATTATCACTTCTTACTTCTATATTCACATTATCTATACTCTCTATACCCCTTTTAATTGTTATTTCATCTATATATTCCCTTCTACTAACATCATAAGCTCTTTGATCAGCTATTTTAACAAGATAATTAAAAGTAGCTTTTCCTGTCCTTGAAGAAACACCGAGATAATTATTCTGATACAATTCACGATCTCTTTTACATATCTCTGCCCACAACTCTTTTTCTTTATCAGACATCTTAGCATATCCCTTAAGTAATTCTAATGTTTTTGCTTCTTTTTCCCTTACTTTATTATCATTGGCTAGTTTACTCTCATTAATAACTGCCATTTTCTTTGTCTCAGCTTTGTATAATATTAATACCTCATTCCTAAATACATTCTCTTTTAATCTTTGCCTTCCGAGAATTTGTGGTAGGTCTAATGAAATATCTACTGTCATTGTTTGAATATTACAGTCAGAACAAACTACAGTGAAAGCATTTGTAGAGTAAAAGTCTGCACCTAGATAAGTAGTTCTAGTGCAAAGAGTAAACATCTTGTGAGTCTGATTTTGAGTAGGTATTTTTCCGATTTGTTGTCTAACTTTTTTTAGAGCTTTAATATTTCTAGACGTATCAGCACAGACAATATTAGTTTCTTCCGGAGTGAGATTGCATTTCTTTATTATATCACAAATGGATTTAATTGAATTGACAAAAATAACTAACTCCTTTGAATATTTTACTGTACCATCTGATAATACTTTTTCTCTTCCTTTTCCGTTTCTATAATCTTCTACTAATTCTTTTACTTCATTATTTATACTTCTAACTACTCTAAACTCTGCTCTAACTCTTTCTATTCTACTATCATCCCACATTAGTTTGTACATTGGAAGATCTTTAAAATATTCTAATTGTACTAAATATTTCTCTAACATTGGTGTAGCAGAAAGATATAATACATTCTCACATAATTTTAGATCTTCTACAAAATCTAATTCTACTGTAGCCTTGAATGAGGAGTCAATAAAAATACTCTGAAATTCATCAATAACACAATAAAATTCATTAGAGGAATAAAAAGGAGATAATACACTAAGAACATGATAGAGAGAATCATAAGTAACAATAATTTTAAATGGTTGATTATTATTTTTACAGAATAATATATATTCTCTTAAATTATCTTTTATTTTACTTAGGTATTTTTCTCTTTCACTCTTTTCTATATCTCCTACATTCTCTTGGGTTTGAATAGAAGATAGAAAGTTAGAGGAAGATTTACCGAAAGGAGTATTGATTTCTACTTCTTTATCAAAATCAATATTATTTTCATAGTCATTTCTAAAATAATAAATCCACTTTAATCCCTTCTTTTTACCCTCCTCACTATTATGTTGTTCCTCTTTATTTTCAAGAAGTTTTTTTCTAGGAGAACATAAAATAGTTGGGTAATCATTATTTAAACAGTATTCAGTAAAACCACATCCACAAATAGTTTTATCTAAAATAAGATGTCCCAAAGGATAATTAAATTCTTTCCATTCACTTATATATTCAATCTCCTTAGGAACATTAATTGGGATAACATTCATTTTATTATCCGTTTCATTTAAATTACTATCATTCATATCTTTTATTTTTTTTGTTTACTTATTTTATTCCCATTCCAGACCTGTTTTGGAGTGGTCTGGAATGGATAATTATTACTTTCATTTATTAGGATTATGAGGGAATTTTAGTGTGAAATACTAATTTAATCCTCGAAATATCTACGTCATCTATTATGTAATTCCTAACTTAATTCATGAATAAAAAATAGTACTTTTCTTTTTTCCAATAAATCAAATAGGGGTCTCATTCTAAAATCCTTTCTTTCCTTCTCCGTTAAGAAAAATCCGTTAAGAACCGAGAGACACTCGAGGTTTAGGATTTTTTAGGAGAAGATAGAAAGAGAGTGAGAGAAGGGGTTCAATTCGTTAGAATTGTGGCCCCGGGAAGGCCTTCTCTCACTCCTTTATTAGCTCTTATTTTTTAAGTTTAGATCGCTTCGCTAAACTTTATCTTAGAGCAATTTTATTATTCCCATTCCACTCCCATTCCAGACCCTCAATTTTTTACGACCACTTATTTTGTTAATTTTTGGGGTATTTTTTGAAATTTTTATAGATTTTTAAAATAACAAATCACTTCCGACCACTATTTTAGCCATATTTTTAATCAAACCCTTATATATGTAAAGAGATTTTATTGATCTTTACATTTTTTATTAACCGGACTCTGTATTATTGTCCTAAGATATGATAATAAAAAATAACATATGAAAAGAGAAAACAACGAAACCCTAGTACAAAAAATATTCGGGTCATTCGCTTTAGGATCAGGACGTTTTGCACTAAGGTCTAATGTTTATGGTTCTAATGGTACATCCGGATATTTTCCTATAGGTGGCACAACTCAATCCAGAATTTTTGATAATATGGATAGAAAGTCACCGCTATTAGGAAATTATATGCCTTCCTCTAGACTATCCTCTTATTATGAAAAGATGTCAGAGCTAAAGGGTTATCAGCTTTTAGATATCTCAAAACTTGCGACTAATTTTTTTGCAGATTATATAATAAATTTTTTAGCTGATGATTCTAATGGAGCTCAACTAGTTACAATTTTAGATGAAGAGGGAAATAAAGATGAAACGAGGACACAGAGAATTAATGATGTTTTAGTTAAGGATATAAAAGTATTTGATTTTATACGAGATCATGTACAGGATTATGTCTTTTATGGTGGTTATTATAGCATGCTTAGATCAACGAAGGATGAGCTAGGACACTATAGATTTAGAATAGAAGAATTATTTGACCCACTATCTGTAGTAATTAAGAGAAAGCGGGGAGAAGAAGATATGGAGACGGAAGAAGTATTTTTAGCTAGAGGAGAAGATAATGTAATTTATGAAATCCCAAAGAAAGAAATGATTTACTTAGCTTCTTCTAATCTTCGTCTAGTAAATGATCTCTCACCGGATTGGAAAGATAAAAATAAGAAGTGGTTAGAAAGACCAAAAGATGGAAAAGGACAGAAAGGAACACGGGAGAAAGTAACGAGAAAAGAGTCATATATGGCATCAGAACCGTTATTTTATAGTTTGATTATAAAAGTAAAGGAATTAGTGATTAAAGAGTTATTAGTTTCTCTTATTTCTTTACGTGATCTTACTTCCGTTCAATTATTCCTCTTACAATTCGATAAATCAGTGCCCCTCGAAACTGCTAATGAATTGTGTGCTAGAGCTACAAAACTAGCTAATAATACAAATGAGATTAGTTCTTTCTTAACATCTCAATTTGATGTTGTAAGTTTCATAGAAAACACTCTCACACAATCAGCTAAATTTATTCCAGACTATAACTCAACACTTGGCGGAAAAAATAGTATGCTTCCCCTAGATAAGTTAAGTGATAAACTTCTGGAAATAATGCAAACCTTAGATCAATGTAAAAGTAATGTATTAAATCCTTTAGGTCTTCCAGCCACTATTATCGACTCAACTTCTGGCTCGAAATGGCAGGTTCTCCAACAATCAGAACGAGCCAATTCTAGAGTCGCTGCTTTTATGGCTGGTATAAAAGATTCAGTAACTAATTTGGTTTGTTCTATATATTCAACTTTATATGGAAAAGAATTAGATCCAAGTCTCATTAAATTACATATATCAGAAAAGACTAGTGTAGAGTATAATAATCAGATTAATCAAAGTGAGAGTATTAATGGTTTGGTACAAGGAATTTCAAATATAATACAAACTTCACTCCAAACATTAGATCTTGCTTCTCCTCTAATAGATCCTGAGGCATACTTAACTTACGTACATAATCTGCTTAAAGACATAGACCCAAATACCGAGAATCTGATAAATGAAGAGACTCTACAACAATATATACAAGTTGCCAAAGCTAAAGTTAATAGTCAGCTTGAACAACTTGGTATTGATCCGTCTATTCTTCAGCAGCAAACCCCAGAACAAAAGAATGGAGGGCTTGGTATATGAAAATCCTAAGACAGAAAACCTATTCAGAATCAAAGACTCCTATATGGGATAGATATAAGAAAAATAGACTATCTCCTAACCAAAGAAAATATGATACGGAAGAAGCAGATCGTGAGAAAAGAACTCCATTAAGAGCATATCACGATGATAATGTATTGTATCCAGACGTATCAAAAGCAGAGATGGAAAAAATGAACCTCGATGACATAACTCGAGAGGATGAAAAGGGAGTCGATGAAAAAATTATAAAAAATTCTAAAAGACGAGGAACCAAAGAAGGAAGAATAGTTGGTGGAGTAACCGGAAGTCTTTTAGGTGGAACTTTAGGGGCTGGTATTAATGCTATGAAAAACAAAAAAGCAGGTGTTGGGGCATTAATCGGTGCAGGTGCTGGTGGAGCTTCTTTGGGACTTCTTGTTGGTCAATCTAAAGGAAAGAAGCATGAAAAATATGCGAAAAAGGTAACTGACAAGAGAAGAAAAGAATCACAAGCCAGATATAAAGAAAAAAGTTCTGTTTAAAAATATAAAATAGAATGAAAATAATACGACAGAAAAAATTTGCAGCCGTAGAAGAACCACAGCAATTAACCCCTAGAGATATACAGTTGGAAAATATGAGAATGCAAAGACAGATCATGATTAACCAACGAACAAAACAAAAATTAGAGGCAGATGCGGCTAAAAATAGAATGAAAAGAATCCAACAACTACAGAAAATGGAGATGCAAAAGGATATGCAAGAAAACAAGGCAATGCTTCAGACCCAAAAAATGCAGAACCTTGATGATTCTCCTAAAAACGTTGGATTATATAAAACTAGATCAAAAGGTGTAGATCCTGTAGCTATGCCAAAATAGCTTTTATTATGTACGACGAAGAAAAAATTAAAGAAAAAACGTTTACTGAAGGGGTAGAAAATTCAAAACAAGAATTAGACTCTGAGAATAGTACGTATAACCCATTAAAATCATGTTAATCCTAAGAACTAAGAATTTTACTAAGTGGGATGATACTGACAACCTAAAGAGAGCTAAAGACTCTGATATCCTGGCTGAAGAAGAAAAGAAAAAACCGGGAATAGGAAAGATTGTGAGTGCTGCTGGTGCGGGGGCTATAACAGGCGCTGCGGGTGGTGCTGTTGGTCATCTCGCCGCTAGAATCACAAAACGGGTTGGAAAGGGTGAAGCTAAACGTATTGCTGAGAAATTAGTAAGGCGTGGTGGAAAGAAAAATATAAAACTGGCCGCTGCTCTTACTGCTGGTACTCTTGCTATCGGAGCTACTAATAAACGACAAAAAGAGGTTGAAGAAGTAAACCACTACAATGAACGTCTACGATATGCAAAGAAACAGGCCCTAAGACGTGAAAAGAAAGATTGGGCTAATAATATGACAAATGGGAGAGAAGAATATACCTCCTAATAAAAAAAATAAACAATAAGAGAATTATGATTAACGGAAGAGAATTTGCTGAAAGATTTTACAGCGAAAGTGATTATGAAGAGGAAAAACTTTATAGCACTGGTAATGATGAATTAGATGAACTTCTGGAAAGAGCTTTTTGTGAAGGTTATGAATATGCACAAAGAGAATTTGCCGAAGAGGAAGAAGAAGAGAAGAAAGGACGTACAGGACTTAGAGCTGGTATTGGTGGTACCGTAGGTGCAGGTGCTGGTGTAGGTGCCGCTTATGGTGGAAAGAAACTTGGGAAGAAAGTTTTGAGATCCCGTGCAGAAAAAGCTAGAAATGAAGCTAATTTTGCAGGAGAGGGTGGAACAATGGCAAACCCTGAGAAAGTTCTAATGAGAGCTGATAAATTAGAGGGTCAGGAAAGTAAAATAAAAAATGCTTATAGAAAAATAGTTGATGCTTCAGAAAAACCATTCCAACGTAGTATTAAAAGATCCAAAGAAAACTTAGAAAAGGCTAATAATGCTATGAAATTTGCTACTGAAGGTGGTACAATGAATGATCCAACTAAGGCAATTGAGGCTGCAAAGAAAGCAACTAAGGCAGCTGAAAAAGCCCTGAACCGTGCTAAGGTTGGTGGTAAAGCCCTAAGATATACTGCTGCTGCAGCTCCTGTAGTTGCTGCTGGTGCTACTATTGCTGCTAAAACAGGAAAGAAGAAGAAAAGTGAATAAAAAAATATCTAGGAATGACTTTGGGTCTACCCTTTGATGTGGATTTCTGGTTCTTAGATACTATTCCTCCTTTATAAAAACAGAGCTATAGGGGGGAGGTGATAAGATAAAAGAAACAATTTCTCCCTATAGCAACAAGAAATAATGAAAATAGAAAGATTGTACAGTAATTATCAGGAAGAAGAGAGATTATATAGTACTGGTAATGATGAATTAGATGAATTGATGGAAAGAGCTTTTTGTGATGGATATGAATATGCACAAAGAGAGTTTGGTAAGATTGGAGATTGGTTTAGAGGAGAAACCTTAGGTGACATAGAACGAGTTGGTGCAAGAACCATAAAGAGAACAATGAAGGATGTCACTAAAAATCCCGAAAAATATGAAAACCTGGATAAGATAAGGGAACTCGTTGAGAAAAATGCCAAAAGAGCCAAAAGAATCAATATGGCTGGTAAAGGTGCTATGATTGCTCTCCCTGTTGCTGCTGCTGTTGGTACTACGGCTGCTATTAAAAAACACAAAAAGAATAAAAAGAATAATAGCAATAATTAAACTAATATCTAGGAATGACTTTAGGTCTACCCTTCAATGTGGATTCCTAGATCTAAAACAATATTATCTCTCCCTTTATAAAAAAAAATAACATACAGGGGGGGGGGTAGTAAGTTAAATTTTCCCTGTATGTTGAATGATAAATAATGAAAATAACTAAATTGTACAGTGATTATGATGAGTACTATGATGAGAAGCTTTATAGTACGGGAAATGAAGACTTGGATGAACTCTTGGAACGTGCATTTTGTGAAGGATACGAATATGCCCAGAGAGAATTTGCTTTTCCCAGTCTAGGATCACTAAGGAATCAGTTTGTTAGAAATAAAGCTGCAAAAACTGCTCGCCAATTAAGAAAGGCTGGACAATATATGCAGGGTCCTGAAATGGCTAAAAGAGTGACTAACTTAGGTGGCAATACTAGTCTTATTAGTTCACTAAAGGGGGAAGGCAAAGAAGTAATGAAGGATGCAAATTTATTAGTTCAAGGTATTCAAAAGACGGCCCCTAAAGGAGGTAAGCTTGGTTCTAACGACTTTAAAACACTAATGACTGCTAAATCAGGTTGGAGGAGTCAGCTTCTTGGACAGCAAAGTAAGGAGGCGAAAGCAATGAATAGCGCACTCTTCGGTAATGGAAAGAATGCCAAAGCCCTCAATACTAAAATAACAAACGCAGCAAATAGTGGAAAATATTAAAAAAATCTCCTTTCTAATAACTAACTTGGGGCAACAAAAATAAAGGTTGTAGTATTCGATTACACCCCAAGTTCAACAGTAAAAACCACAACCACAAAATAATATATAGATAAAGCTAAGATGTCGTGGGTAAAAATTAATACAGAGTTTCAGTTATATTACACCCACTCAATCACTAATATATTTAACAACCTCGGTATCTTAGGGAACTTCATTCAATTAATTCATATCTTTTAATATTATTTTGTAATCCGCAGCCTTTTTGGGAGGTAGTATTCGATTACACTGCGGATCTAATTAAACTCATAATTAATTCGGGGGAGGGTGTATAATATTGCGCAACTTAAAAAACACCCTTCCCTTTTTAAAAATGAGTTTAAGAATAAATATAAAAAGAATAAAGTTATGAGTTTGTTGACAGAAAGATTATTAAAAGCTACACATGAAGAAAATTGTTGTTGTGAAGAATGTAAGTGTGAAAAGCATAAAGAAAATTTAAGTGAGGAAGAAATAGAACGAATAATAAACGAAAAATATAGTGAGAAGGATGATAAGACGAAGGAGTTTATTAGGAGAGGATTGAGAAAGTTTGGTGATAGGTTTGATTATAGCAAGACGGTGTATACGAAAGCACAGGAAAGGATAATTATAGTCTGCCCTAAACATGATCTCGAATTTGAACAAGTAGCTTCAGAACATTATAGGGCAGGAAGAAATAACAATCCCTGTCCCAAATGTGCTAGTGAGGAGAGAACAAGGGTAATGATTCGCAGAAATAATGAAGAGAATCTACATGGCATAAGAAGAACACTAGAAGATTTTCTTTCCGAAGGTATAAAAATCGTTGGAGATAAACTAGATCTCAGCCAAGTCACAGAATATAAGAACGCTGTAACTCCTGTTCCTGTCATCTGTAAAGTATGTGGACATCTATTTCATGTCCCACCAAACTCTATACTAAGGGGAGTAGCCAGTTGTCCTAAGTGTGCAAGGGAAAGAACAAGTGAAAAACGTCGGATGGGTTTCGAGGGATTCAAACAAAAGGCTGAACTAGCTCATCCAGATAATAGATATTTTTATGATTTTGAGGAGAACTATGATTTAAAAAGAAACTCCCAAAAAGTAAAAATAAGGTGTAATCATTGTAGAAATATATTCTGGCAAGAAGCAGCTTCTCACTTATCTGGCCGAGGTTGTCCTAAGTGTGTGCTTTCAAGAGGTGAAGAGTTAGTAGAAAATTACCTTAAGGACAGAGGAATCTTTGTCCTGGAAAGAGAGAATATTTATGGTGTTTCATCTGTTAGAGAATATGTCATACCTGATTTTAGAATTCTTCTAGAATCCAAGGAAATATGGATAGAGTATAATGGAATTCAGCACTATAAGGCAACTTTCAATTTCGGAGATAAAGAATATGCAAAAGAAAGATTATTAGACCAAATTGCAAGAGATAGAGATGTTAGGGAATATTGTAAAGAACATGATATTTTTCTAGTTGAAGTTCCATATACTATCATCAAAAAAGATGAGGTATATGATTTCTTAGATAAAGTATTGTTTGAGGGAATAAATCCAAATTCTTTAGTTGACTATGCATCTCTATTTGTATTGGAAAATAATAATAGTACATAATAGAAGAGTTAGAGGATTAAAAGTGTCCTCGAGATTAACCTTAAAATAAAATATAGGATGGATGTAAAAGTTAGATGTTGCCCTCTAGGTCAGCGTGCAGCAGATAATTCAATAATCCCCGAACTTGCTGTAAGAGAGTATCTTGAGAGTGAAGATTATAAAAGATCAATAGCCACAAGATCAACCCTCGGGTGCTTAACACACAAAAGTAGGGGAGTAGATGGTATGCCTGAATCTGCAGGTGATGCATCTATAATAAAAAAGAAGATTGGGGATTCAGATCAATTACTTCTTGTAGCCGACGGAATTTCGACTCCAACCCACTATGTAAAGAAATTTTATATAGAAGAGACTGAACGAGGGAATTTCCTAAGTGCAGAAGTACACATTTTAGATCCCGAAGATTTTGATTCTAGAGCTGCTGAGAATATAAAGAGATTGCGGGGATTATTAAAATCCGGTGTATTCTTAGCAAATAGTCTCGTCGTGGTGGCTTGGTGGAGTGGTTCAGATAGAAATAATGGCGGAGCTGATGTAGCCAAGAAAATAAAACTTATTAAGGGATTGGATTGGACTCTTTCACCGAGTTTTGGTCCTGAATCTCATATTACTGAAATTATATATGATGATAAAGAGAAAGCTGAATTCAAAGACAGAACTTTCTCAACTACAACAGACGAAATTAATATAAAAGTAAAAACTTTTTCGAATCCCACAGAAGCTGGTGTTGATATATCTGATCTACCAAAATCTTCAAAGATTGATGGTCAGTTTACTAAGCTTAAGATAAAGGAATTTTCATTTTATAGCGATATTAAAGCTGATGTTGATGCCGAAGAGCCTGTGGAAAAAGAATTTACTGAACAGCCACAGTCAGAAGAAAAAGAACAACCTGAACAAAAAGAATTTACACAAGCTGGAATCAGAGATCAGCTTAGAGAAAAGAAAATGTCTCCCAGAATGTGCTTCAGAAGAATGATTATAAGCTACAAACAAGTAGTAAGAAGCATGGGAGGAGTAGAAAAAATTAAACCTGAGGACTTAGATATACTAAAGTCCATGCTTACATCTGATGTATTGTTCTTGTTGAATCGTATATCTAATGATGTAATAGTTAACAATAAGAGAATTAATGTTTTATTGGGTTGTTCAAGTATTTCAAAAAACCTAAGAACTTCAGCGGAAAAATTGAACATGATTTATAGACTAAGTGGTATCCAAGCAAAGAAAACAGGATTTCTTCAAAAAAATTATTATACAAAGTTACAGGCAGCTTGGAATGAGTTTGTCGGATCCTGCATAGAAGAAGTATTTGGAGCCAATTCGAGTAATATCCCTGAAGAAGAGGAAGAATTAAAGGAGGAAAAGTAATATGAAGAAAGAAAGACGTAAATTATTTAGTGATGTTCCTCCTACTACCCCAAGACGCAAATTATTTAGTAGCGAGGAACCTAAAGTTGAAGTTTCTCGAGTCCTATGTAGTGACTGTGGACATGAATTGAGTCAGGAAGAGTTGGACATGGGTTATTGTAGAGTTTGTGGAGCCGATGTTCAAACCAGACAAAGACGCTCAATTTTTGAAGAGGATTTTCAAAAGGAGTTTTCTACAACTTCTGATCCTCTTGAATTAAAACTAAAGGAATTTTCTGGTAGAGAAATTAGTAAGGATCTATACGAGAAAAACTTTAGTGAAACAGAAAGAGCTAATCTAGAAGAGCGTGGATTTTCAAAAGCTACTGAAGATGGCGGAATTAAAATTTCCAGTACAGCTTTCTTAGAATCCCGTTTATTTTCAAAGTTAGTTGTTTCAGTAACCAAAGAGTATGAATTAGTCCCCGAAGTTATGCAGAGTCACGGTAATTTTGGTGGATTTATTGATAATCTAAGCATGACCCCTAAATGTATTGCCATTCTTAAAAAAGTTCATGGAGTAAAGAAGGAAGGTGATCGTGAAGGTTGGCTGGAAGATTCTGGTATTCTTGGTGATCTAGGAGCCGAATTTGGAGGTACTACGATGTCAAAGCCAGAATTTGAAGGTATTATAGAAGAGCGTTATCCAGATGCTCCCGAGAATATTATAGAGAAATTAAAATCTCTTGGTATAATCGGAGAAAAGGATAATAATATAGAAATAAAATAAATAGAAAGAATAATTAGTATGGAAAATACAAGATTTATGACTAGAGTCTTTAGTGCTACTGCTGAAGGTGATGAGGAATTAACTTCACAGGTTGCTAATGACATTGAAGAAGCAAAAAGAAAAGGTTCAGTTACCACAGATGAGTTGACTTATGTTGACTTAGGTGAAGGCAAGGTTGAAATCACCGATAATGAAAACGGTGAACAGACCATTGCTGAGAAAGCTGAAGATGGTAATTATGATCTGTATCCTGCGGGTGTCGAAATCCCTACAGACCAACCGGAGAATTATCTGCACATGGAAGATGATGGAGTGACTCCGGGTGATCAAGTTGGAGCTCCCGATGAGAAAGTTGAAGATCATAATCCTGATGAAACTCCTGCTCTTACTGTTGAAGAGAACGCAGAGGATGGTGTTTGCCCAGAGTGTGGACAAGATCCTTGTGAGTGCGGATCAGAAGGTGATGAGGATGAGAAAGAATTCAGTGTTTCTACCGATAATACTGTGGTTCTGAGAATATTCAGTGATCAGGCTTATTGCGAGCGTCTATTTTCTGAAGTCATTGAGAGTGAGGAGACAGCTAAAGTTGGTGATCTTTTGATAGAGAAAGTAGCCGATGAGGATAATGCTGTTGTTGTGACTGATCAGAATAGTGGTGATCAAGCAAAGGTAACTATGGATGACGATGAAATGGATGTTCAGGAACTAGACTCAAAGAATTTTAGCGAGGAAGGTGAAGAGACTGCTAATGAAGAGGAATTCATGCCCCTTCACGTGGTTGGAATAGATACATTCAATCATCAAATCGTTGATGCTTCAGAATATGATGAAGAGAGCGCCCAGGAACTTGTGGCTAGACTTCAGGAGATTGGTATTGATGGTGTTCAGGTTTTTGAAGATGAAGCCGAAGCTAGAGATTATGCTATTTCTCTACTTGAAAGTGTTGGAGTTGAAGACACTGAAGAAATTGAAGAGCCCGAACAGGTTGAGTTTTCTGAGCATGATGTCTTTGTGACTAGATATAATATTGATAATACTGCCTTTATGACTCGTCTCTTTAGTGAGGCTTGTAATGATATTGATGCATCTCAGTCCGCCATTGAAGATGCTATCGAAGGTGGTGAAGAAGTTGAGACTGACACTGAAATTATAACTCCCGTCGACGATAATACTGCTATTGTCGAGGATAAAGATAATGGTGAATTAACTAAGGTTGTTGTTGATGGCGATAGTATGAACTGCAATCCTATCAGTGAGGAAGAGGCTGATGAATTAACCGGAGAAAAAACTTATTCAAATACTGAGGAAACTAAGTTCTTCAGCGAGAATGAGGAAATGACTGATTATATGTGTCGTTTGTTTTCTGAGGAAGCCGATGAAGCTGATATTGAGAAAGCCATTGAAAATAATGAGCAAGTTGAGACTGATTCTGAGATTATTACTCCAGTTGATGATGAGACTGCCGTTATTGAAGATAAAGAAAATGGTGAATATACTAAAGCCACAATGACTGACGAAGATATTGACCTTAAACCGATAAGCGAAGAAGAAGCTGCTGATCTAACAGAAGAGAAAACTTATTCAAATGCTGAGGAAACTAAGTTCTTCAGCGAGAATGAGGAAATGACTGATTATATGTGCAGAGTATTCTCCGATGATGCTGATGAATCTGATATTGAGGAGGCTATCGAAGATAATAAGCAAGTTGAAACTGAGGATGAAATTATTACTCCGGTTGATGACAGTACTGCTATTATCGAAGACAAAGAGAGTGGTGAATATACTAAGGCTACAATGACTGATGACAATATTGATCTAGCTCCAATAGAAGATGATGAGGCTAAGGATATGTTAGATGATGTCGAGGTTGAAGATGAAGAGAAGAAATTCTCTGCTGATCCCCTAGACAAGTTCTTCGCCGATATTAATAATGCCGCTGCTCCAGAGCCAGAAGTTGTTCAGGCTGTCTATGATGAGAATGGTAATCTTGTTCCTTTACAGGAGGAAAATCCAGCTCCAAGCGTTGAATCAATTGAAGACGCTGCTTTAGCTGCTGTCCAAGCTATTAATAATGCTACAAATGAGTCTGTCAATGCTATTATGGAAGCTAAGAATGCTCCAGCTGAAGGTGAACAAGCAGAACTTCAGGAGGCTCAGTTCAGTGCTACTGAATTCGAAGAAATGAAAAATGATACATTGGTCTCTTGGTTAGATCAATCTATTAATAATTAAACAAATAAAAAAGAAGGAATATATGACTTACTTAGATTACATGCAGAGTGATGAAATGATGACCGCTCTGAAAAATAGTTCAGTATCTGTTGATGATGCTAGAATTCGTGCTGGTGAATATGCTAAAATGTTCTCGAGATATGATGAAATGATGGACATTTTTGATAATGGTTCAAAGAGCAATCTTTTGCAGAAGACATTCTCTGGTTATGCTGAGACTCCGCTTCTGAGCACCCAATATTTTAATGCTTCTGTGGCTTCTTATGTTAGCTCATTTGCTGGCTTTATGTCCATTGAACGTGATTTTGATCAGCCCAATGGTCTCTTTTATTGGTTTGATGTTCTTGGTGTCTCTGACATGAGAAATGTTATTCCTAACCTAGGTCCCGATCAGTATCAGGATATTAATAGCATGGGTGGCTTCAAAATGGAACTTGATGCAACCACTGCAAATCAGACTTCTATGACTGGTCGTAAAATTATTCCCGGTACTGTCCGCGTTAAAGTTACTTCAAGTTCATCAACTACTGGTAGCTATGAACTAGTTGACGATGGTCAGGGAAATTTCATGGCTAAACCTGGTGTTCTCACTTCAGGTTCAATTAATTATCTTAATGGTAGAGTTCAGTTTGAACTTACTAGTGTTACTGGTGTTACCGCTATTACTCTAGTTGGTAAAGAAGATGTGACTGGTACTCCCTGCAATACTACAGGATCAACTAGTACTCATGCTAATGACAAGCGTTTTATTGCTAAGATGCAACAGCTTGGTCTATCAACTGTTCCTGATATGTTGGTAGCTGAGTATAACATTGCCGCTCTTGGTGCTATGAAGAAAGCCACCGGTTCAGATATGGCTTCATTCTTGTTCACCAAGCTCCGCGAACTTTATACTAAGATGATTAACTATAAGCTTGTTTCTACTCTTGAGGAGGGTTATAATGGTAATTCTATGACTGATCTCGATCTATCTAAGAATGGTATTGGTTTCAATCCTCAGCTAAATGGTCAGAGCCTTACCTTCACTGACTATCGTTCGAGAGTTGATCTATTTGACGCTTACTTGATTAATGTTGAAACCGCTCTTGCTAAGAAAGCTGTCAAGGGTGTTACCACCACTGCTTATGTTGCCGGTACTAGAGCTGCCTCGCAATTCCAGAAAGGTGGAATTATTGGTAAATTCAAGAGAAATGAAAAGATGACTTACATCTCTGATTTGATGGGTTGGTATGATGGCATTCCTGTTCTCCGTAGTGATGATATCGCAGAGGCTGGAAACGATAAGGCTGTCTTCTATGCTATCCACAAGACCGCTGATGGTCAGATGGCTCCTCTTGCTCGTGGTATTTATATGCCTCTAACCGATACTCCTACCATCGGTAACTATAACAATCCGACTCAAATGGCTTCTGGTATTTACTATCAGGAAGGTACTAAGTATCTTGCTCCTGAACTTGTCCAGAGAGTTGAATTTACTGTTGGATATTAATCTCTCTAATCATAACAATAAACCTCCTATTGCAATTAAACCTGTGATAGGAGGTTTTTATTATTAATTATACAAAAATTATGAGTAAAACAACTTTCACTTTAAAGAGAAAACTGTTTGCAGGGGGTGGATTTGCTGGTTCTACATTTGGAAGAATGCTTGGAGTTAATAATTGGAGTAACTTAGGGCATATGGCTACTGGTAATGTAAACCAGGCCGTTAATCTAGCCACAAAAAAAACAGTTAATATAAATCCTGCAACTAATCGAGCCGTTGGTAGTGTAGCTGGAAATATAGCTAAGGGAATTGGAAAACCTCTTGCTCTTGCTGGAACTCTTGCTGTCGGTACTGGGCTTGCTGCTAAAGGTGTTGTAAGTAAAGCTTCGGAACAAAGTGATGGAAGTAAAATGTTTTCTCAAGTAAAAAAGAATGACATGGCTACTACTTATACATTAAAAAGAAAAACCTATTCTGAAGAAGATGGTAAAAAATCCAGGATGAGTACTGGTGGAAAAATAGCTCTCGGTGTAGGAGCAACTGCTGCAACAACGGCCCTTGCATTCGCTGGAGCTAGACGTGGTTTGTTCGGTGGACAAACTGCAATGAACGCAAATAAATTGTGGGCTTCTGCTGGTAAAAAATTAGGAAGTCAGGGTATGGTTAATAGTGCCGCAGACAAATACGGGAAGGCAGTTGAAAATATTACATCCAATAGACTTGCGGGAAATAAGAAAACCATATCTGATAGTCTCCAAAAAGAAATTAACCAGAAAGCCACCAATCGTGGAAACAAAGCTAAAGAAGCATTCTTAAATAGATATAATCTGGGTGGAAAAAAACCAAAGACAAGTGGTCCTAATCCTAGTCAAAAACCAGAACCCAAATCTGTTTTAGATCCAGATAATGTATTTAAAAACGACGGAATATACGGAGACTAATGAATGAACTTATCTACCAAGGAATAAAAATTAATTCTGGGTGTAGGTATTATAAGGTAATAGAAGGAAATACTATTTCTCTGGTTGAAGATAAAAACACCTCTACTATTACCTTGACTTATACTCCTGGAAGTACATCTGACTCGGTTGCTGGGTTCCTTGGAATAGATAAAGTAGGATCTTCACAAGTACTAGAACCAACAAATAAAGCAATCAGGTTTTCAGATGTTTATGTATCTCTTAATGGATTAAAACTACGAAAACTTACCTCTTCTCCCCACATAATAAATTTGATAATAGTAGGGGATTGTGAGTCTAGAGTAGTTCAAGATTATAATCACACAACAATAGTAGTCTCACAAGAGGATGTTAATAATCAAGAATTTATTAACTTTCTTTTTTACTCTGGGAATCTTTTATATCTTAAGCCTGTCGGACCTAGACCTAAATGCTGGACAGTTAAGAATTTCCCAAAGATATCTCTAGGTAGTAAGAGTATAGAGCTCGAGTCTGATTCTGATACTGTTTATGTATTACGAAGAAGATATGATGATTATATTATACGAGCTATAGACTACCAAAATCAATTTATACTAGAACTTAGGAGAATATTAAATGACTATGGAATTGAGCTTGTCCGGTGGAATAAGGAAGAGACATTGAAAAAAACTTCTTATATAGTTTACATGTTCAATCAGACTCCCTCTAAATATAGTCATCCTAAGCGTACTGATGAGACTGATTATTTAATGTCCCATAGAGTTCCCATAGAATTTACTTTGCGAACCCCAGATATGGTTATGTTTTTTGATTTTAAAAATAAATATAATAACTTAGATATCCTAACTAATTTCTGTGAGTTTAAGACTACAGATAAGTATGGAGAAAGGTGGACAGCTGCAGTAAAGTGGGGGCAAATAACAGAGGACTTTAACCATATATATCAACAGGATGACAACTCTAATTTCTCATATCAATGTCAATTTAGGTGTGAACTTTATTTTTATGAAGTTCTAGATGGAAGATATCAGTTTTTAGAGGAAATACAGGCAGAATTGTTTAGTTCTGATAGTGAATTGGATAAAATATTAATAAACTAAGAATCCGCATATTATGGTTTCATTTAGAAAAAAATCAATTATTCAAGATCTTATGCCAGAAGCAATTGAATACCTAAAAAAACAAGGAGTCCGATTTAATACTATTTCTGAAGACCAGGCGGATCAAGTTTCAAGGGTTAATTCAAAAGCCATGGTTCTTCGTTCGTTTATAAAGAATGAAGAAGGTCAATATGAAATTAAACTCCAAGACAAGGAGTTATATAAATATACACAAAAATTAGTTCGAGATATATTCCAAATGAGGATTACAGATGTAGATACTAAAACAAGAGTCATAACTGCAGAAAGACCAGAGAAGGGCATAGTTTTAGATATTATAGAGATCCTAGGAGTGAAATATAATCTCTCAATAGTAAGATAATATGATAGAATTCAGACAAAAACTATTCTCTGAGTACGATGCTATGAGAAGTCTTTATGTCGAGCTTATGAAATATTCTGATCGGAATAAATTTAAGCTCATAAACTCATCACAGTTATTACCTACGCTAAAAGGTAATAGTGTTGTAATAGAAAGATTTGTTATTTCTACAGCATTTGGACATAGAGATAGATATAGAATGTATATTAAGGTGGGAGCTAAAGCTAAGATGCCTGATGAAATTAGGCTTCCGGAACATGTATACGATAAGCGACTATTAAATATCAAGATAAGCCTCAAAAACAAGCTATTTTCTGAAGAAGAGGTTCTTAAGTACAAATTATTTAATAACAACAGAAACAGAAACAGAAACGGAAATGGAGGTGGTGGAGATAATGGTGGAGGAGCATCTTTCAGTAGTGATCTTCCATTTGATCTATCCATTCCTGTAAGAGAATTACTAGGGGAAGCTTTAAAATATGATAAAACAAGTCGTTCTTTAGTTCTTGAATTTAGTAGTATACAGGATGCCATTAAAGCTATAAATATTCTACCATTTGGTCTAAAATATCAAATATATCTCTTAGAATTATGATTATATTACGTAAGTTTTCAAAGACTCTTAATACTTTTGGAGTTCCTGGATTTAAACGTGGTAGAAAATATGATCAAGATTTTAATAGACTTGAACGATTAGATACCAAAAGACAAATAGTTGGAGCTGAAATTGAATTAAATAGAGAAATGAGAAAACTAAATACAGAATTAAATAATGGGAGATTAGGAAAATGGCAAGATACAGATTAAAAAGAAAAACATTTGGTGCTCTCGAAGCTGCTGGTAATGTTCTAGGAAATACAGCTGGAGGAGTCATGAAGGGGGCAGGTAGTGTTCTCGACTCTAATGCAGGACGTTTTGTAGGAGGATTAGCCGGAGCAAAAGTTCTCGGAAGTGCTATTAAATATGGACTAGGTGGCGGACTTGGAGCTGGACTAGTTGGTGGTATTGCTGGATATGTTGCCGGTAAGAATATCACTGGAGGAATAGGAAAGGGACTCAAAGACGCAGGCCAAAGCTTACAAGATAGGAGTGTTTAATTATGATACAGTTTAGAGAGAAGATATATGCTCTTCCTGCAATTATAGCGGGATTAGGAAATGCAGCTATGGTAGCTGGAGTCCCCCTATCTGTAAAGGCAAATAAAGATCAAAGAGAAGCTAATGAAGCCCAAGAAAGAGAGCTAAAAAGACAAACAAATCTTATGGCAAAACAGACGAAAGCTTATGAAGAAGCTGCTAAAACTGCGGCTAAAAATGGTTCACTAGTACAATCTCCCGCCGTAATGCAACAAACCACCTATTCAATAACTCTAAAAAGAAAAACGAAAACTTATTCTATCTTCTCTCCTGTAGCAAAGGGTATTAGAAAGGTTGCAAACAGTAAGACTATGGATAATGTAGTCAATCGGTTAAAGCAATCTAAAACAGTTAATAATGCCAGAGATTTTGGTCGTGATCTCATAGAAATAGGTAAAGAAAGGGGATCAGGTCAAAAGATGGCTAACATGATGGCTTCTGGTGCTATTATGGCCGGATCTGGGTATTTGACAGATAAAATAATACAGGCTGATCGTAAGAAACTTGGAGCTCCCGTAGATACCCCAGAAAAAGAGAAGAAAAGTTTAGGAAAGAAAATAAAGAATGGAGTTTTGATAGGTGCTGGAACATTAGGAGCTACCGCAGGAACTCTTATGTTAGCTAGAAAAGGAAAACTGAATAAAGCTACTATGAATTCCGCCTGGGGTAAAGCTAAGACTATGGGTAAGGAAGCATTTAAGGATGCTGCCGGATCTCCTGGAAAAGCTCTTGCGGCTGTTGGATTCGGTGCTGCTTTCCCTGCTGTTGGTTATCTATCCCAAAGACAACAACTTAAGGATCAGATAAAACAATCACAATCTGAGGAAAGACAGTATGCAACCCCTGCTGAAAAAACTCCCTGGTATGAAAACTGGGGATTTTATATGGGAAAAACAAGTAGGGGGAAATTAGCCGATCAAATGACAAAACCAGGACGAGGGGTTTGGATGAATAAGGCTGCTAAGGTTGTACGAAAAACAGGTCCTGTCGGAATCTTGGCTGGAGTTGGTTTGGCTGCTGCTAAATGGAAACCATTTGAGTGGGGAGACAAAGCTGTAAGAAAACCCCTCGAGGCTGTAGATAAGAAAGCATTTGCCTACGAAAAGTCCCAAAATCAACCAGTACAACAATAAAAAATAGAAAAATATGAATAATAAAACATACGAAGAGCTAATAAATCAGGCTTTTTATGATGGTTATGAGTATGCCCAAAAAGAATTTACACGATGGGATGATACTGATAACTTAAAGAGAGCTAAAGACTCTGATATATTAGCTGAGGAAAAGAAGCGTGGTCCTGGAATTGGTGGTCCATTAACTTCTGCTGCTCAAGGTGCTGTTATAGGTGCTGGAGCCGGAGCCGTTACTGGAGGAATATTAAAGGGGATTGGAAATAGAAGTGCCATAACAAATACGGTTAGATCAGGGGTTGCTAATCCAGCCCTCACGAGATCTGTGCTTAGAGGGATTAAACATACTGGAATTGCTGGAGCAGCTATTGGAACTGCTATTGGGTTAAGTAAAGGACTCAAGAAATATAGAGAAAAAAAGCAAGATGTTAATTTCTACAATAAGCGACTTGGTTATGCACAACGACAGGCATTACGTAGAGAAAGAGCAGATTGGAAACAAAATATGACCCAAAGAGAGGGTTATAGTTATTAAAAGAAGGGTTTAAAATGATAAAATTTAGATTGAAAACCTTCAGTAAATTTAGAACTGGTGTAAAAAAAACTATCGATAAGGGAAAAGACATTTGGGATAATCATAAAGCAGAAATTGGAGTTGTTGGTACCGGTATAAGTGCTGTAAACTTAGCAACTAATTTACATCGAGGAAATAATGAAAAAAAATTCCAAAAAGAGCAAATAGAGGCTACAAACAAACTAACTGATGCAATTAACTCCACTAATTCTGAAACAAAGGAACTTTTAAAAAAAAAGAGACGTTTAATAAAAAAATCCCAGAAACCTTACGTACAAGATAGATCTTCAGTAAAACCAATAGAAGACATAAAAAATAATATAGTACCTAAAAAACAACAAAATAATGATAAAATTTAGACAAAAAGATTTTAGCATTCTTTCTTCTACTATAACTGGGGCTGGTATAGGGGGTTCTCTTGGTAGTTTTATTCCTAGGTTCGGAAAAAAACATGATGCAACGAGAGTAGTTAAGAAGGATAATAAGGAATGGGTAGAGACCTATAAAGAACCTGACATGTCGCAAACCAAGGGAGTTGCTATTGGTTTAATTGTTGGTGCTGCGTTAGGAGCTTTGGTTGGAACTGCAAAAGAAATTAGTAAGAGAGTAAATAGATCAACTACTGTAGATAAGAGACTTCTGGAAAAAGTTCTTTTGGATCTTAACCACAAAGGCTATAAAGAGGGTATTGATTATGTATTAGATCCAAATAAAGCCAATAAAATGAAGACTAAAGTATGTATAGTAATATCTAAGTATAGTGACGAACTTAGATTATTAATAAATACTGTCAAGGATCCAAAGCTTATACAACTAGCTACTAATGTTGTAAAAAACATCCCGAATAGTTCTAATGTTGTTACAAGAGAGTCTGATAGATATAATGATATTATTGTATCGACGATTTCAGATTCTCATGTGGATGCTGGACTTATTTGTGGAATTGCCGAGAAATTTATTCATTCTGGTTTTCCGGTTTATATAGTTGAAGTAGGTTAATATTAAAAAAAATAATATATGGCACAATGGACAGAAACTCTCGAACCTTATGTAAAAGTTAAAGAGAGAATAAGAACTGCGACAATTAATAGAACTGCAGGTGAAAGTTTGATTATTGGTGTCGCTTTTATATCGGATGCAGGTCCTTCTACTCCTACTCTCATTACAAGTCAGTCGGAGTTTCTAGATACTTATGCATCTCAGGAGTTAACCCAATCATATGTAGAGGGTTTA